GACCATCTTCTTCTAGGTGGGTACCGCGGGAACCAAATGGTTTCTTTCCATGGCGGCGGGTGTAGTCTTGGTTTTGTCGTTCGCGTTCGCGGCGATCACGATCTCGTTCCTCCGGAGTACGCTCCCGACGCGTGGGATCTGTTCCATAGTCGGTCGGATAATAATTTTTTTCATCTAAAGAAGCAAGTTCTTCCCTAATAATCTCTTTTAGTCTTTGTTTGGTGATTTTCATTTTTCAAAGGTCCTCTTTAAGCTCGATAGAATGTGCTGATATGAACTGATAAGTTTCGCATAGCTGGCCTCTTCGTCCGCGTGGGAAGGCCCTTGGGGAATGTAAGCATTTTTAAGAACGTCCTCTTCCAGTCTGCTTAATATCCCATGCAACTCGCGGGCTCGGGCCGTGGGGTCCGTATCCGCAAGTACCTCTCTGATAACCTCTTTAAGTTTTTGTTTGGTAACTTTCATTCTTCTTTCTCAAAAAACTGAACTTCTCCGAGCTTAGGCTTTCTTTCGGGTCTGAAACTATGGGGGTCTCCGGGTCGGATCGTCCGCAACGTAGGGTCGTCCTCGGGATATTCAACCCCCGCAACCTTGCGATCTTCCGGAGGAATACTTTGGACCCATTTTTCTCTCCATTTGCGCTCTTTCTCGGCGTCGACGAAACGGGCAGCCTTATTCCAGTCATCTTCTGATTCTTCCAACTCTCCCCGTTCCTCCATAGAGTGGGCGATAGCGGTTGCCTGTTTAGGATCTTTCCCCTCTTTGTCAACTAGATATGCGATCTTCCTCGAAATTCTCGCGGCTTTCGCCTTCTTTGCTTCGGCAAGCTCTAGGGATTCACGATGAAACTCTCGATAAAAGAGTTCCTCTTTGATGATTTGCTTTAAGCGGGCGGTTGAAATCTTCATTTTATATTCTCACTGGGTTTGCAGCGTCTTCGATGATGGCCATCTTAATAGCCTGGTCTATCTCGGGTGGGACCTCTACTGCTTCTGTTGCAAATTCTGGCCAAATCCTATAGACAGCCTCTATTAGGTCCCCCGAAGCGCCAACACCATATTCTACTTGTAGCCTCAGGCGAACAGCATGATAATCATCTTCATTCATTTCGGAGAGAACGTTCGAAAGTTCTTCCTTAATAATTTTTCTTAGTCTTTGTTTAGTGATTTTCATAATATATTCCTTAAAGCAGTGAGCCTACGATCATTCCTGCGACAAGCGCACCAGCACTGTTAAGCGCCAAAAGAACATAAACCTCGCGGGATCCCTGCAGTAACAAAAGCTGCTTTGCTAAGACTACCGTCTCTAATAATAGCTGTTTCATGTTTTATTCCTCTATACAGACATAGCAAGTGTCAACAATAAATAGTTGTCTGGAGTGATAAGGGTCGCATTTTCCAGGCATTTCTGGAATTGTTCCTTTTCCATCGAGCCAACATCTTCGTTATCCCCGATATTTACCTTCCAAACCTCAATATCAAAATCCAACAAAGTCTTGATAATTTGAAGTTCTTTCTTCTTTGCGTCGGGATCGAGGGCCACGTATACTCCGGCATCTTCTTTTACGATCTTGCGGAGCAGTACCGAGTGTTGATTTAGGGTAGAGCCAAGGATGGGTACCGAATTCCGGCCAGCGACAATAGCATCAAATACTCCCTCAACTAAAATAATATCTGAACTCCAATCGACAAATAAATCGTTAAATACAATATTTTTACTTACTGAGGGGTTCTTATATTTTGGGTAACTGGCTCGATCATAAGATCGAGAAACAAAGTAATTTAAATCACCTTCACCATCAAACGATGGAATAATGATTCTGCCTTCATATTCTCCCTTGCTGCAATATCCCATCTTCCACCAAACAATATCTTGTTTGCTCACTCCTCTTTTTCTCAGATAGTTTCTTGCGGCGAAACCAGTAGGGGGAACCGCTTTGTTGGCCAAGGACACAAACCCTTCGGGCATCTCAAGTATTTGCTTCTCTTCGGCTTTCTCGGAAAATAAATCTTCAAGCTTATTATAATCAATTTCAGATGTTAAATCTCGCCATTGGGATTTATCGCGATTTGTGCCAAAGCGTCGGATAACGCGATACAAATTCTTACCCCGAGTATCACAAACCCAGCACTTGTAATAGCCCTTGTCGAGATTTACAGAAAACTTACGTTTGTGATGATCGCAATATGGGCACCTAAAAAGAAACTCGTTATTGGTCCGATAAGTAGGTCCCAACACGTTAGTCAGTATTTTGAATTTCTTGTCTTTCACGCAACCAGCCCGCCTTTGCTATAATATAACTATCTGACCGGTCGGCATAACCAGCCTTGGGATTTCCATGTCTTGTATATTCTACATTAAAATCAGGTACGTTGTCAACAACAAATTGCATTGCAACGGCCTTTGCTTTCTGGCCGCGGGGAACCTTAATACCGCAAAGCTTGCGAGCAGATGTGGCTGCAAGATATTGAGGTTCGCTTCCGAAAATATTATAACAGATCCACGATACAACGCCGTTGATTTTTGATAACAATGAAAGTGTCTGCGCTGAGGAAAAACCTGATCGGAACGATTGAAGTGACTGCTCAATATATATTTGCTCTATAAAATATAGAGATCTAATTTCGTTTAATACTCCCTCGATTTGAGCGCTCTTAAGAAAGAAGTTTTTTTCTTTACGCAAGTCGATATGTTCACAAGCAACGATGTTGCCTTCATTATCTAATATTGTATAGCCGGTGATACTAGTTGATATGTCTAAACCTAAGATCATAGGTCAATTTTATCACATGTCTAACTTAAGTTTAAAAGTTAGTTCTCTTTCTTCTAGCTTCTTCACTGGCTTAGCAACTTTAGCAATCGCAATAAGATTCTTGTTTCGATCATAAATTCCTATTTTTGAAATATAAGTTGTTTTTGAAAACGAGCCGGTAGGATCATTATACGGGGAATATGTAGTATTTTTAATCAGAGCTTTATTATTTTGAACATACCCCAAAGAGCCGGACGTTATTAAAAGTTGTGAATCTCGATTGCGATATGTCGGATTATTGGAGTGATTGAGTAAGTTCTTTTCTGCCGTCGCAAACAACATCATAGTGGGAATTTTATGTGAGCCACTAAAATCCATTTGACAACTCGATAGTGGCGCTGGGTTTCCGGTGGTCGAGCCGGAGATGGTCTGAGCAAAATTAATCCAACTTGGATAATTGTGGGCTGTTCCGTACCCGAGTACCTCACTGTGAGAAGGAGCAAATTTTGTTCCGGCGGCGGTCAGGTCCCATGAGCCCGTAAGAACCAAAAATCCTTCAGTATACAGAGCAACGCCTCCAACAGAACCTGAACCACCAGAACCAGAAGGGCCTATCTGAATCAAGTCCCCATTTCTATTAATATCTTTAAGCTGACCAACTAACGTACCAGTTACATAAAATTTTAAATCTACAGTACCCTTTTTGATTGAATCCCCATAAAAAATAGTTGGAATAGTGAGCAAAGAGGCCTCTACCGGGTCGACCCGGTCGCCGCCGGGCATCCCAGTCGACGCACTCAAGTCTCGGACAGAAGACGAAAATGCATAATTTGGATTTAATACCTTATAGTAATTCATCGTATTTTTAAGAGCATATAGGAATGTAATAGAACCGGTTACATCATCCCCGGGGTTCTCCTGCGTGCCGCCCTCTAATGAATTTGTATACCTCGCTTTTGCGGCCGAATAATAATATTTTTGGACCGTTGCTGTTAGGGGGTAGTCTTTAAAGAAAGGCTCCCCGTCGGGTGTAATATTAAACTCCTTACGGGAGACTGTCTTAAAGTTTATTCTAGTGCCATCCTTTACTTTAAAAGTTGAATAGCGAGGGTTGGCGCCTTGATAAAAATTGGTGGGGTCGTAACCGGCAGCCACCGCAAACCCAAAAGGATCTTGGGGGTTTGCGGCCATCCCGGCGTCGATCTCTTCGCCGGTGTCCGGGTTCACCCAATCAGATTGCCATAAGCTTTGCGCGGTGGCAAAATCTAGAGAGCCACTCCGGTCGACATTCTGCTCATATAACGAAATATAACCATTGGGCGCGCCCAATATACTAGATGTAAACTGTCCACTTAATTTATATTGATTATTGTAGGAGGAGGTACCGTTGTAAAAGGCAAAAGAAACTCGTGGATAAGTCCTTACAAGATTAATAACCTTATCATTTTGTTTGAACTTAAAAATATACGACATTTCAGTTCATTTTCTTAATAATCTAATCTTACCCTTAAAATAAGCTCATCCGTAGGATCTTTCTGCAGCGGTGCCGACAACTTAGCAACAGCTAACAATTCATTATCAGCCGAGTAGAGGCCTACACTGGTGACAAAAGCCCTTGGTAATTCATTCGGACTCGTTTTTACAACGATCTGACTTTGACTCAAATAGGTTGGATTACTAGAATAATTATATTCATTAAAGTTTGCCCGACAGAAGTAAATCGTTGAGTTAATCTCCGTTGTATTATTGAAAGAAATATTATCTAAACGATTCCTAAATGCATCACAAGAGCCAGAAATTGAGCCCGAAATGAGCATATCGTCTACAGTAGTATAATTTACTGTTTCGCCGCCGGCGCCATTGTTGCCAATATAATCTGCAACCGCCGGGCCGTCGAAGACACTAGCCGTGAGTACGCATATACCAGCCTGATAATAGATTAGACCGACGCCTGAATTATTATGGATCGGAGCAGAAGCTGTATAAAGAATCCCATATTCGCCCACAGGAGAGTTAACTTTATAAGAAGTTTGAGCGCCGTGATCTTGAATCAATAAATTAGAACTAACAAGACTAGGAGTAGAAACAGTGCTCCCGGTCAGCAACGTCATAGAGAACGACTGCTTCTTAATTTCATCTTTTGTAAGAAGGCGAGCAAAGTTAACAATAAAAACTTCATCAAGCTTGGCGCCTCCCGTCAGGTCCCCGTCCCTGTCGAATCTCCTGACAGAGCCGGTCTCATCGAACCCAGCAAGTATTTGAGCCATCTCATTATACATATTTATTTTTTTGTTTGTTTGTGTGCCGCCGGCGACCATCGCGGAGGCCGATAAGCTTGAAACATTCGAATAGCCAACTGTTAAATCAAAGATATGATTTGCCGAAGAACTTAAATAAGGATAATCAAAAACTGATTGGAATAAGCCAGTCTCATAATTTTTGATGTTATGATCGGTCGGCCCCGTATTGTATGTGCCCGAAACTATTGTCCCCGTGATCGGGATTGCTTCGTGGAGCATATCCCTAACGGTGGTAATATCATTTTGATTAAGTGGTTTGAAAGTAGAAGCCATTTTGTATCCCTATCTTAGTTTCCTAGGTCTGTTTGACATATCGTAGCGGTATGTCAATACTATAGCCGGTTGTTTCCCCAGAAATGTTAACAATGGTGTCAACATATCGGTAGTTCCCACTGGCTAGAGAACCAATTGTTTCTGTGCCAACATTCCCAAGAACGGCAAACAAATGATCGCTTGTTGCAACCGAGGTTGAGGCCTTTATTCTAAATGCCACCCTCGACCCAAAAGCGCCGGCGACGGCTTTACCGGTTGGCTGGCTGCCCTGTGTCGGGTTTATTAAGAAATTTGGATCCACGTTCACATAACCACTATCCGTTGCTGATGTTAAAATATATGTTGCTATACTATCGTCATCTATAAAGGCGGGCTGCGCAGGCGTTGTCGATCCTTGTGGTGGGATAAGAGAACCAAATCGGTTATCCATCTTCACCATATATTGAGTTTCTCTCAATTCAGGACTCATAGTAAGAACCTTATTATTATCAATTCCTTGATCGGCACGAATTAGGTGCGTGCTTTCTCCCGTAAAAATTCCATTCAATACCCCACCAGGAAGGCCGCTGGCAGCGGCGCCGGCGCCGGCTCCTATCACCGATAACACTGTCGTATTATCAACTAAAACAATAAATTTAGCACTGTCGCCAGAGCCAAAACGAGCGCTATCTCCGCTCTCAAATAATTTAATTATTGGAAGATAAAGCAAATTATTATTCAAGCCACTCATAAGCTTGTATTTCATGCTCCCCACATTGTTTGCAAATGCTTCCAATACTGGGGTTTGAAGAACAGTTAAGCCCTTAATCGAGGTGGTTGCATTAACATCATACCGCGCATAATCGATCTCATCATCTCCTAATGCAAATTTTTCAATTCTAAAGGTCCCATCACCTTTTGCTAGTCGCATGCGGCCCGTATCGGTCAAAACCGCATCCAATATAATATCACCTGAGTTGTCTAAGAATGCCATAACATAAGTCCTTATAAATAAATAGTTTTATAAAACTAATTCTCCTCCACCAAATTTGGGTTTGCAATCATATTTACATTAAAATCAACATTTAAATCTATCTTCTTGCCTGTATCTTTGCTGGTTATTCTAATTTTAAGCGCTTTGTTCTGAGGGCCGTCTCTCATAATTCCTCCTTCTGGGCCAACTAAAGCTTCAGCCAAGTTATATGGGCTGCCGGCAGATGTAGCGTCCGGGTCTATCGGGACAACAACTTGCTCCTCCACAGAAGCGCCTATCTCTAAATACTTCTTAAATGATTTTTTTGTCTTTGGAGGATTCAAGAGTTGCAAATCATATGGCTCTATGATTGGATATCTGCGACCATTATCATCAACAACTTGCACTCGAATAATGGGACTTGGATTAGATATCCACCCACCCTTATCAATTGTCCTAAAGCAATAATAGTAATTAGTATTTGGCCTTATATCATCAATTAATGCAGCAGAAGTTACTGACTGGTTATTAGAAGTTTTGGTGCTTAACGTATGAATTATTTTGTTTGCAAAGTCTGAATAAGTTTCTGGTACAACGGCGTCTAGTCTAAATATTTGGAATCGAACCTCCGTGTCATCCGCGCCAAAGACGATGGGGGCATCTTGTTCGGCGCCCTGTGATTGTCTCATATCATTAAATAGTTGATTATCCGTTGCTTGAATGGCCACCGGGACTGCTGAGTATCTAAAATTATTTTGATTTAATAAAATCTTAATCTTGTCCGACTTGTATCTCACTGGATAAAAATTAACATCCGGGTACATAGGAGGGAGATCGTGGACGTTCACTGCATTTGTTATAACATATGGGATTTCGATAATTTGTATAGAAGAATAGTTCTTAACATCTACTTTGGCGGTTCCCTCTTGGTCCGTATCCCACGGTATAGAAGGACTGACGCCATGTTGGCCGGTCCGGAATTGGAGCATAACTTCTAGGTTCTCTCGCGGGCCCTGGTGGAGGGAGCGATGATCGAGGCCGAAGAACACGTCGAAGTTCGTCATCAGCGACCCGACATCGACTACGGTGGACTGCCCGATACCGGGCGAGACTTGGATCCCTCCGGCAGTGTCCCAGGGATTTGGCATCACAGCTGGATTTATGGCGTGTACCCGATTCATAAGGTCCACAGAGAAGATGTTGTTTACTTGATTTCCAACCCTCAGGTGATTAACCTTAGCCAATACTAGACTTACATGCCCGACTTGGCCCGGTGTGTATCCGGGATGAAGGATCCCCTTGACCTTAATACTATTATAATATATCGTGTTGGACTTTTTAGTGGCATCTCCTTCGACAAACGCGGCCACGTAGGCCTGAATTGCAGCCGTGATAGCTTCTTCTACTTCGTTCTCCAGCCCGACCCCGGGCGAGCCAAGGAGGGCCCATTGGCCCGCCGCGCCGGTGGAGCCAGCGCCAACCTGCTGCGAAGCCATTCTTTTACCATTAATCATGACATCTACATAGTGAGGCTGGGAAGGATCGAGGCTAAAGGTCGGGGCGTAGTCATAGAACGGAACGTGAACCATTCCATCCAGAATCTCGCGCGGCGCGCCGATAGGTGCATCTGCTGAAAGCGAGGACCCGGCAGCGGTGGCCGGAAAAATCAAGTCTACGTTGGGATCAAACCCGAGAGGGACGGCCATATTGTTTGAATATGCTGCTGTCTCAGCCGGGGGGAACACCTCGGCATTCCTATAATAGTACTGATTGCCGATAACCAGCTTATAAGCATATACCTTATATCTATATTTTTTATTATAGAATACTTGTGAATCAAAGAATTTAATAGTCGAATTGCTTGCATCGTCGCCCACAACAGCGGGGATGTAGAAGTTTTGAATGGGTTCCCCTATATCAAGGCCGTCGGGGTCCACAGCATATTTTTCAACTCTGTAAGCAATTGTGTCAGTGAAACATGGGACGCCTGTATATACGTCCCTGAATGTGCGCATACGAGTCTCAAGATATTCACCCATATCTACAAGGGCTGCGTACACATCTTCCAGGGCGGTGTCGCCCGGCAGTACGTTTTTATAATGGGCGGGAGCAACAGTTTCTTCGGAAGTGGGAGAATCTCGGAGGCCGCGGCCGACTATAAATCCGGTTCCATCGGCTACAAATTTATTTTCGGTTTGCCCAATAAGTCCATTGTAAATCTGATCCACAGCAAAGTCCCTACCTATATGTTGATACCACTGTTGTATGAGGTGGTTGAAATTTATCGCACGGAGAGAGAAGGGCGCCCGGGCCTCGGCTGTCGAGTTGTCTGACCAATTTGCGTCGTCGGCGCCCGTCCAATCAAATCCATAGTAGTTTCCCTTATCGGTCTCCCCATCACCCCGCACCTCCTTTGCCGATAAGGAAATATTATGATATGCTGGGTATTTTCTGCGCAGCACCGCGGGGTCGGAATAGGGAAGACCAATAGGAACCTCAGGATTAGTGTAACCAAAAATATTGGCTTTCATTATCTCATATAAGAAATAATCAACCATGGCGTCTGTATATCCCGGGGTGAGGGGGCCTTCTTCAAAAGTACGCAAAAACTCACTTTGGGGCATATTCGTAAGATTAATATCGATTCCATATGGAACCACCGCTGTGTTTGTTGATGCCCCCATTTCTTGAAATATCGAATTCTGGCCTCTCACAATCCTTGATGAAAATCCGATGTGCTTATTGAAGTTGGTGACGGCACTGGCTGATGGGGCGGGAAGTGCAGAAAAGTTCGTCCTACCAAACCTACTTAACAAAGAATCAGGCGTTTGTGGCCCTGCTTGAATTTGGCCGAAGGGAATACCTGCATTGTTGAACAAATCAACGTCGTCGCTGACTACATCGCCTCCAATGTATCCATACAACCCCAATATATCCTTTATAGGCCCGCCGCCGTAGCCCGCATATAAGCTATTCTCATAGATGTTCGGGGTATCATCATCGGGGTCAGAGGTGCCCCACGCCCAGTCAGTGCCATTTTTTGCTACAGACATCACAACATAATGATTTGGCATTAAGGTTTCCAATGCAGTTGGAGATGTTCCATAGTTTTCATAATTGTTATTATAATATGTATATTGTGGAGTTATTTGGGCGGTATCGTTATTAGTAGGGACATTAATGGTAAAATTGTGATCATAATATCTATTACCCAGGGTTCGACCGCCAAAAAGTCCTGGAATTTTTATATTGGAGGGGCCCTGATTGCCGTACCACGTTTCCGAGAGCCGAGAATCGTCCGATCCTAAAACATATGTCTGCCACATATGCCAATTGTTAAGCATTTCATCCGGATTGTTGGCCACATAATTTGGGTCACCAACGGGGGGAGGCCCGGCATCTAATTCATGATACTGAGGTTTTACGGTTCCAACGCCGGGGGTGGTCGATGCAGCGAGCCATCCGTCCGAGTTCGCTTCAATTGTGATTGTTACGTGTTCTCTAAGGACATCGTCGGTGGGGGTGGAGAACGCGCTGACCGACGAATAAGGAACGTTTGGATAAAAAGCTTCAGGGTTAGTTTCGGGTGTGCCCGTCTGCTGGAAGCTGTCCCCGAACATGTTTTCAATATATGTCCACATCCCGATGCCCCACCCATGGGTCGAGTAATAATAGTTGCCGGCGCCCTCCACAATAAAGAAAAAAGTACTATCCCAGCCGCTGTCCGTGTCGTCCCCCGCAACCGTATAGCCTACCCAGTGGTGCTGGCCTCCCGCCGTATAGATGCTGCCGTCGTTGCCCCAGTCACTTAAATAACCATAATTTGTATAAGAACCAGGCCCTGTGCCGGCGCGCCAAGAATAATAACGAGCGCCCGAATTGCGAAAATAATCTGGAGTATTATCATATGAAATTGCCGTCGTGGACCCGGCACCGGATTTGGGTTGCGATATCATTGGGTGGAACCGATCCTGTAAATTATATTTCTTATTCCGGTTGGAGCGCGCTGTGCCCGCGGGAGCTATATAATTTCTATCAGCGAAATGCCATGTTGTTGTGTTTGACATCTTATTTTAATATCCCATCCCCGAGGGGCCCTGCGGAGTGGCTGGTGTGCCTGTGCCGCTGGAGGCATTGCGGCCGGCTAGCTGTAGTTCTCGACGCGCCATAGGCGAAATTGGCTTTAAAGTTTCGTGAGAGGTGCCAACATGAGTTGGTCCTACCATCGCAATTGCCGTACCATTATTCCTAATATAAATATGATAATACCCCGCATATCTCTGGCCATTAGGGAGTATGTAGTCCTTACCTGAAGTATATAGGCTTTCTCTATTATTCGTGGACTCATCCCCGTTTTGTGAAGAAAGCGGGGGGGCCTCATCTCGGTTCTCCTGAGTGCCCGGGATGTAAGAGGTTGAATAAGACATCGAGTCATCTTGAGTGACTGTAGGGGGCAAAACGTTTGGTACTAGTCCGCTTTCGGGAACAAACAATTGGGGAGCTACGGGGAGCGACATAGTATTTGACAATATAAACATAGAATTATAAACTGGGGCGGCTACTCCCTCAAAAGGACTAAACTGTGACGTCTCGTCCACAAATCTGCAAAGTATCGAGCTGCCACCGGCTGCGAAATTATTAATATCAGTTGCCGTAAGATCAATCCAGATAGGTCGTTGCAACATAAGAGAATCATTTAACCGCCCAAAACCTGCAAGATATTGAGTTTTTCTGGTTGATCCAATTGTCATCGCCACCGTGGCTGTTTGGGTAGCTTTTACTTGCGAAGATTCTAAAATTTGAGCGTATGTATATTCTTGTATCGATGGGGTGCGCGGAGATATATCATCATCAAGAAGCAGTTGGCTAATCCTAGGCGCCGGACGCTTGGGGTTGGGAGTGGGTTGATCTTGTACTTCTTGCAAGAAGGCAGAGACACTGTTATTGGCTGACCTAAAAACCTTCCCATCTGTTATATTTTTAATAGTGGTGCTATTATTTCTTGTTTCCGAAACAAAATAATCTGTTTGTGTCAAATAGGCTACAAAATCAGGATTAAGCTTTGAAATAACTTGCGCTTGACTAGGCTGCCCTGCGTTATCCACGGATAAAATAAAATCCGCCGCCGACGTTGGGGATTTTTTATTAACAACAAACGGAGATGACTCTGACAACTTCTTTGCAGCATCCAATAGATTATTATCTTCTTCCAAAGCTAAGGAATTATAAGTACTAAAAATTCCCCGCTGTTTATCATCGATGGTCGCGTCGATTTCTACAGAACAGCCACCATGCTCCATCATTTTTAAACCATTGCGAATAGTATTAAACTCATCCGATTGAGAAGTCGCTCCTGGATCTGGTAACATAAATTGAGCCAGATCAATTGGCGAATTTCTATATAAATTAGAGGCTGCCAACAGAGATCCTAATGCGGCATCCTGTTTGCCTCGATTGGGGCCCGTTGTATTAAGTGCATGGCGTTTTCCATATAAATTAAAAAAGTTTGGGGTTAGGGTTATGGGACTAAAAGCATTGTTGGTTGTATTATTATAAGTAGTATTTTCAAGTGCCAGGAGTGATCTAATCTTTTCATATGACACTATTTTAAAAGGATTATAAGCTGAGGTTTCCTGTTCCGATCCCTCCGTCGCTAAATAATCAAACCCATAATCAACAAATTCTTCGGCATCAACAAATTCATTAAAATAATATTTAACTTTAATTATTCTAGCTCCCTGACTTATCCTCGAACTTCCGGTCTTAAGTTCGGCTGCAGAATTGGGCCCGTAGATATTCCTTTTCTTTAGGAAATTATTAATTTCCGAAATCAAATTATTAATTATTTGGATCAATAAATTAATTCCTTCTGGGCCATTATTGGCGCGCGCAGTCATATTATAGATTTCTTGTTGTAGGCTTTGAAGCGGCTTGCCGAGTTCCGACTCTAATGACTTATAGAAAACATTTAAAACGCCAATATATCTTGCGATCGCGCCGAGGGCCGAATCAAGCTCCCCAGGTTGCGCCGCGTTCCACTGAGGGGTATACCGCCTGCTATACCTGTCATAATTATTAGGCAGAGAGGCTCGCTTATAGAGAGCCGTTAGCATATTAACATGAAACCTAAGCCCATTTATAGGATCATCAACCAAACCTTTAATTTTTTCAGATGTTTTATCAATAAATACAAATTCTACACCATAGGCATAATAGCCATATGTTAAATCTTTGGCACCCGCATCAGTAGCGGCCACCATAAGAACATTGGTATGGGGGCCCGCAAGAGCAGGGAATGTAGGCGTCTGTGTAATTATTTTCTCAGAATCAATATATTCGCTGTTCGCGCCGCCGCCCGTAAGCTCGTTGGACGGTCTATTGGTTGTTACTCGCTTTCTAAGAATCTTTGTCGACGCCAAACTAAAAGAGCTTATAAGAGCAGGAATGTTTTGGATTAAATCCCCAAACAAACCCTTATTTCTAAAAAAATCAATCTTATTAAATGCGAAAGTAAGCGCCAAATCGCCCGAATCAATCTTAGACGTATACAAAGAAGAAAAATAATTTGGGCTGTGTCTTTTTATATTTTGTACTATTGCTTTTTTAGAATTAATTCCTTTATTAGTATTATATAAAACTGAGGGCAAATTAACCAATTGTCTGTTTAGTACTTTCTCTGCGTCCCAGAGAAAAATTACTTTCGTATTAGGAACGATTACAGCATAAAGTTTACCGGAGCCGGCTCGTCCAACAACAGCTTTAAACCAGTTACCAGAATTATCTTGGTAAGCTTTTCCTACCCAAACATTGGTCTTTGCCTTATCGGTATATAAAACTATATTAGTTTCTTGTCTCTGTCCGGCTCGGATGCATATAAGTTTATCCATTGAGGTTAAACTGTGAATATCTCGGCGAGTTCGTAAGGTGGTGGTAAGAACACCAGCAAATATTGTTAAATTTGACAAGCTCGAACCATCAATTGTCAACGAAAAAGAATTCCCAGAAGACACATTGCCGCCATAATTTGCTCGATAATTACGAGGGGACGGGCCGCCGTCGAGAGTCCGCTTCATAATAATGACACTGGGGCTACTTGCTTCCTGAGTTAGATAAGGAATAATATTATTATTGTCTACAAAAAAACTTTCTGTGAGTTGGTCGCTGGTTACGGCCGCCACAAATAAATTTTTTGTTCGCGATCCTGTTGAAGTGTATGGATTTCGGCGAGGGCCGGCATTATTAGACGCTAAAACCTCCAATTCCACTGCCAAAGAATGAAAATCATGATTTTTGCCAATTCGTATTTGGCTAATATTTACAGCCACGCTAGTCGAACCAAAAGATATACGTTTCATTATTCAGGACATCCGAGTTCGGGCCCATATAGATCTCTTATTAAGAATTCGCGGGTGCTTATTACGTTAGTGGTGGAAGAATCAGTTACCAATTCGCCGCTTCTTATGGCCCCCAAGCCTTGTGAAACCAAGCTCTTGAGGGTACTATCTTGTATTTCTTTGTCAACATTCAAAGTTAAATACTTTCCTACAGTTGTTGCTGTATATTCGAATGCATCTTCTGAAGCAAAACTCAAAAGTTCTAGGGTTCCGGGGGATCCCGCAGTCACCGAAGAAGCGCTAAGAAAAACCTGAATCTCAAAGTTTTCTTTTTTATACATTGTATTATTTTCTGCTACTTGTAATACTACCCTGCCGTCAATTAATCGAAAAAAGGTACCATCTTCTGGAAATATTTCTGAGGCTATATTTTCAAATTCGGCCGGTGAGATGTCCTGAAGATCGAGGGGGCCCGTATCTTCGGGGGGCCACTCACTGTCTGATATCGGAAACCCCTGTTGACTATAATTAACGGTGGTCGCATTATTAGTTAATATAGGATTATCCGTTGTATCAACATACACCTCATAGGTAAGTGTTATGTTTAATTGAGGTATTTGTTCGTACGTATATTTTACGGTATCATTAACGCCGCCTTGTTTAGCGGTTGCAAGTGACCCAGAGCTACTGGATATATGTCCTCTGAGCATAGAGACATTCCAGGTGGGCAAGTATTTCGAGCTAAGCTCAGAGGAACCAATTGGCGAAGATAAAAACTCATAAGTATCTCCAAATCTTTGGAGGGCCTCTTGATTATAAATGCTGGTATTGTATGTGTCTTGGGCGACGTTCCCATATTTGTCGCCTCCGAATGCAAAGCCGGCGTCCTGTAGAGCGGTTGTAATAATTTCAGTATTTTCATTTATAGTTGTTTCAACCCCCGTATATGTAGACGGCTGCTTAATCCTGGCAGTCCCATCTTGAATCCGGGTCTCGATATCATTTTGTATTTCGTCTGTAATGGTTGCCCACTGAGAGTCATACAGTATGTCATCGTCGAAAAAAGCGTAATACTCAGGACTAAAACGCCCTAGTGATAATAGATGGCGGCCGTACGGGGTCACAATTATATCCAACACCTCTTCTTTATCATCAAAAAATTGCACTACTCTTATCCCTCGTTAAGACCCTCTAAAGGAAGCGGGCCGGGGCCGGATCCTGGAGGATCGCCCCCAACAACATCTACCTGTAGAACATCTGGAATCACCACATTTACATCGCCAACTATCTGAGTTGTATTATCTGGTGGTTTTTCAGATGTATATTCAATGGCTTCATCAATTTTAACTAGTTCGACAAGGGAGAAATAATCGTAGGGCCAGTTGTAAGAATACGACGCATTTCTAATATTGCTCGGAATTGTCGATAGATCCGTAACAAGGCCTCGCTTCACATATCTTGTATAATCCTTTTGAGCGCGCTGCTTGACTTTAAAGACAAGCCATCTTAAATCCTCAGTGATGGGACGAGTGGTTCTATTTAATAGTTCGTCTACTAATAATTCATGTTCAATCTCAACCTCTCTCGCAACAAAAGTTTCATTAACCGTGGGAGGCAAGTTCTGCCAAATATCTGCCAAATCTTGTTGTGTTAAATCTGCATTAAATTCGAAGACATACATAGCAACCGGATCCATCTCTTTGTTTATTACAAAATCAAATCGCGGGGGAAAAACATATTTCTTCATATGTGCTGCGAGTTTGCTAATCGTAGCCAAAATTGTAGATGACGGGCCGCGGCCGAGTGGAGGAGCACTTAATTTATAGAACTTTCTTCTTCCATCCTTTCCAAGGAGGAATGGAACGGCCACAACCGCTTCAAAAATTTGTTTACTTCTCTTAATATCCCCGAGAGGATAAGGTACGCCTGCCGGCATACCAACGATATCAGCCAAAGAATTGCGCAGCGGCTCTTCAATATAAGTATATACAGTTTCAGATGGTTTGGGGATACTACCATATTGGTGCCAAAGCCCAGAGCCAGTCAACAGATTTGCTGGTGTGATGTTGTCCGTAACAAAAGCAGGATTCTTGGTCGTCGGTGCGCGCACCGACGCTGTTACTCCGGCCAAGTTAATCACGGGCGTCTCAAACTTAGATTGAATTACCCATTGTTGGGTCTCGGTGGTGGTACCGGGGACAACGTTTGAAGCTATATCCATAAGATTAAAGGAATTACTTAGATGCACTGGTAATGAGGATACGCCACTAGAGAGAACACTCAATTCCATCCGGTCAAAGGTTATGGTTGTGTTCGCCAATATCTCGCCTAAAGTGGGCCGGCCCGTATAGGGAGCCGCAAATGTAAAAGTGGCAGAGCCCGAGCCCATGAAATAAGAAGGAGTAAGATGGCTAAAAGATGCGGTAATGCGGAGTGCGGAGTTACCACAGACCGGCGGCCCACCGCCGGGCGACCTAACTCCAGCAAGGGGCTGACCAAAAGCCGAGATTCTTCTATACATATCAAATTTTGAATGATCTATAAGTTGACAACCACTTGTATAAGTATTAACAGTGGTTCCGTGCCATCTTCCGTCGGGACCAATAGAAGATGAAACCAGCATTGGTCGAATCATTTTCAAAGTCATTGTATATGCCGAACCGGACTGAACTTCACCAAAATAGTTTTCTGTTTTTGACGTAAGTGTTGTCAGTCCTTGTTGAAAAAAGTCCACAGTTTCGCACATAAAATTATCAATTGCTAGCTCATATAACTGTGAACCTTCTCCGGGCCAATATACATGGGCGCCTCTATAATAGTCTTTTACGTACAGGGACGCCGATGGGTGAACTGCAATATCGTATATGTATTTTTTAGTAAGGTAAGCGCGGGGCTTATACAACGCTTCAAAAGGAAGCTGTTCCATATAATAGCCCTTTTCATTAACGTCGACTTCATCCTCGGCATGCCATGCGCGGCCGAGCAAGTTTGGATAATATATATTGCCTTCGGGGGCTACAAGAGCATTAGCTTCGATATCGCGGCAGACCAATTCGTCATTCTTCATGATATCGCCCGGGCTTGTGGAAGCTGTATTGAGCAGCATTACGTTGCTTACTGCAATTCCAGATTTTATCGTATTAAATAGGATGCCCGGTCCGAAGAGGGGCTCAACCATGGCTCGATATGACCGCGGATAAGGCACCAATATATCTCTCGGGGTGGTCCAATCCCATGTATACGGGTTCATATAAGAGCCATAGGATTGCGAGAAAAGGCTTGCTAATTCAAGTGTGCGCTCAGCAGGATAGAACCCTTTATACGGCAAAAACTTGAGAAGAGCAAAGCATCGGAGACCAATCTTGGATTGCTTCATCTTTGACCCATCGACTAATTGGGCGCCATCATATTCCGAATTTACAATCTTAAAGAACTTCATGAAATCTGAATTTGCATAGTCCTGGAAGAAACCTTCTTCTCCGGAATTATCATATAGGGAGCCTGTAAGATCTAACAGGTCTGCAATGTCCGTAAGTGTCGTAAACTCGGAACTATCGTCGTCAATATATCTGTCCATGTGTTCGCTGATTCTAAATTCAGGAACTATAGAATAGTCTCTGCCTATAAGCCTCATCTTATGGGAATATTCTTCATAGGTCATGTAGGGGTCTTTTCCGGCCATCGAGGCAACTTCATAATATTGATCGCCACCAAAAACGGCGCCGTCGGTGGCCGGGTTGAGACCTAGGGGTAGTCGTGCTGCATATATCACGGATGCCGAAGTAAAGGCGCGCCCGAGGGAAACGCTGCCTGATGCATATTTAAAATAATTATTTTGGAGTTCGCCAGAACCATCATAGCCAGCGAGACTGGCCGTTGAGCTGTAATTAGAATGCCCATCAAGCGGCCATACACTTGCCGAAGGAGTTGGCCTTCCCTGTGAGTTGTTAAAACCGGAGGGGCCTGAGTTGCGATTTGCGCGGGAATCGTCCCATATGGCCGAGATTGAATAGTTTCCGCGAGCATTTGTTCTCTTTAAGAAGGAATTATAAGCCGCCGGATACACACGCTGAGCATATACCGCCCCGATGTTTGATAGCATGCCCTCAAAGGCCGGGTCGTTATTGGTTCCTTCAAAAATCATTGAGTTGATTCGGTTAAAATACAAATCAGATGAATCATAATCTTTGTTAGTTTCAAGAAGATTGTCTAGCTCATAAGTGGCATAATTGACAATCTTGTTTCCAAAAGAGCTTTTTAAAGTTGCGTCGAAGGCGGGGCCACCATCGCTTGGGGTTACCCTCATGGTATGAACCATCGGCATTTCTTCAGAATAAGCGGCCGGCTCTATAAACTGCGTTATTGCGTTGCCTTTCTTGGCATAGACGTTCTCATCATAAGCAGTTTTAGTTCTCACAGAAATGGTGCTGCGGGCGTTCTGGTGTCTTCTTACTGGATGATCACCAGTCTTAATCTGTTTCCAACTGGGCCAGCCGTAGGGCCCTTGTCGGTGAAGTAAGATGGCATTAAGCGTCGGGGCCACATATCGTCCATCATCAGGCGCGCTCCCTGGATAACCGCTGATCAGGCCTCCATAATAATTTACCCTATAAAGGTTTGCCGTCGCGCAAGAGTTATATTGGAGGCTGACCTCCATACGAGGATAGCCAAGTGTATTTGTGCTAGATGTGATGGGCTCATAAATATTGGAATTAAGTCCAACGAAATCCGTGAATAGGGGTCGCGGGTATGTAGCCAAAGATAGTGGTGATTGAGAGGTTTTATCAGTACCAAAAAATCTCAGTTCCGGGTGCTGACACGCTGGATAGGCCGTCACGGTCACCCAGTCACTTGCAGTAACCGTGGGCAAACTTTCAACAAATACTCCACCACTCAACGTTGAATACCCAAAGAGCAGCGCACTGGCGTTTGCCGAAGCTTCGTCCAAGGATGCCGTTATCCATGAATACTGTCGCGCAGAGCGCGGAATGGGATGGCGGACATACCAGTTGTCATATACCGACGCGGTGACATACGAGTTGCCCTCTACAATCTGTCTCTTGCGGTTTCTATAGACTTTATGATAGGAGGGTACCGTTACATACGTGTCGGCCGGTACAGAGCCGTACGCGGCGTCTGAGCCGTATGGGCCGCAGTGCAGGCTCAGGCGTTGACGAAGGCCGCGATTCTTGCCAATTTGGTCGACCACAACAATTGAATTAACTACCGTGGGATCTGCAGAAGCAGAGCCCGATAGTCCATAGTTCAGCACTCCAAGGTTGCGATATGGAAGAACGTTGTAGACCGACTTCTCTTCGTGTGCTGGATCTAAATAGCCGCGCGAGGAAGCTTCGTAGGAACCTGGAGCCGAGAACCTATTAACAAATACGGTCTGGTTTGAGTTAGCTCCGTCGCGATTTGGAAGAGCGAAGTTATTGTCGTTGGCAGTAACCAGGCAGACGCCTGGAGAGATATCATTAATAGTTGGAGAATTGACGGAATCTAGATTTGCATTGCCCACCTGGTCGATGATGGTGCTAACCGTATCGCCCGGGCCGTCGCCCATTCTCCACCACATTATGAGGTTGTTAGCAACTCGGGGTGGGCCATAATTAATCAGATCTAACGTTGAGTTGCCATAAATTGCCGCAATCTCTTCACCAGTTAAATTGGTATTATAGAAAGCTATATCAGACATATACCCTTTAAATCCGTTTCCATTATGAAACCCAATATTTACAACACCCTCATAAGGATCTAACGTGCCGACGGGGGGGGAGCCGATAAGGGACGAGGCAACTTCTTCTCCGTTAACGTAGAATACGGGATTATTCGCGGTAGATGTGCCATCATATGTTATAGCAACATGAACCCACTCATTACCCGTAGTTACTGCTGCATCTGTATTCCACTGTACGGCGACTGATCCGCCGTCCGTCCAGAAAGCTCTAAAAGCCAAAAGCTGGGTGTTGCTCAGAAGGATATAACGTTCGTCTGCTCCTTCATCCGCAAAAACAAAATTCAGGGAGCCGGTCTGTGTGCAATTCATCCAAAAAATCCACGTTTCGGCGCTATTTGTGTCCATCTCGGGCACGAGATCCGCATCGAAGTCATAGCAAGCGCTCGAAGTGAGATACGTGGCCTTGGTGTTCCTAACTCTAATGTCCTGCAGTGCATGGCGATCTACAATCGGCAGCCGAGGGTATGGGCTCTGTGGATACGATGCAAAATCAAAGGACTGTCGTTGGAAATAAGGATCATTAATAGTGCGGCCAGCAGTTTGGACGACTTGATAATTTTTAGTATAATTACCTATCGGGCCGTGGGCCAGGGTACCGGGTACCCTTACATCCGCAGAAGCCGTTGTCATTAAAATGTTGCCTATGTTAACCGGACGTTTTGTTCCAACGTTGCGTAGTCGATTTGCAATCGGCAAATCCTTTAAAAATCCTTTCGGCGCGGAGCCGGGGGGGGAATCAAGGAATGGATAATTGGGAGGCACAATACCCAAAGCACCAGAAAAATTCCATGCTCCAAAGTCAATTCTGAATCCTTCTGGACGAGTAGTTCGATAGTCTAAGAAGCTCGGCGTTGTTCGGCTTTCATCATAACGATTTAAAGGTACGTGTCGATAGTTACGGCCCCCAACAAACCTTTCTGTAAAAGGCCCCTGAAGAGGTCTTGTTGCATTGGTGTGTACTATATCTTCGTGTAAGTTGGTAACCATAGTACCGGACGCATAAAAATTCTGAACTTTTTTATTATAGCCGGTGTTCACGGACGAACTATACAAACTAAATGGAGCTATCACATTTCCATTATATTGCGCCGGGTCGACCAAATCTTTCTTGTTAATTGTCGGGTCTAACGCAAATCCCAAACGCTTTTTGGCGCCTGGATTAATATCGTCGACGATATCTGGCAGTTTCTCCACCCCTCCAGAAAATCCTAAAATTATATTACGTGGAATATTACTAGCAACGAGGGTGGGACCATAGGGCTGTGTTGCTTCGAAAACGTAATTTACTAACTTAGAGGGGTGGAAATTAGTACCGGCAGGCTGCACAATAACCAAATTTTGTGCCGGGCCGGAGGGGGAGGCGGGGGCTCGAACGTTAAACCGAAATATATTGCTTTTTTTATCCTTGCGATCTTTAGACGTCGTATTATCAAAAGTTTTCTGCCTGGTTGCATCAAGATCCGCCTCGCCGGTGGCAAGCCTTCCTTTGTCGCGTGGCGCCATTGTCTTCCACCAGTTTGCATTGGTGTTTTCCTGATTATTTATTGGATGATGGGTAAACTGCCAGCCGGGACTAAGCGGGAGGGGAGAGGTTATTACCCCCTCAAAAACAGCCGGATAAAGATCAATGGTTGGGAATCTGTGCTGATATTTATTTCTTTCTAACATATGGCTTTCCACCATTGTCTTTATGTTTTTAGAAAAGTCAGCAGTTGCTGGCATAAGCTGCTGTAGTAACGCGCTCAGTGACGAATCAAACCACTTATAGAATTCTATATACTTATCTAAATCTGGGGTGTTCCGGACTGACTCGAAAAACTTATTTCTTAAAATTCTTAAGTTTTTATAGCTATCTCTATATTTGTTAACAGGATCACCAACAATATTGTTAAAATCATTAATAACCGAGAACATCCTTACCATATTTTCAGAAATATTCTGATACATGCTCTTTTCTATTGAAAACTTAAAGTTAATTGGTCTGGACTCACGCGTAAACTGAACATCATCTTGAGCACCCACTATTGAAATCATATCGGTTGAACTAATGTGCTCAAAACTTTGAAGCTCGGCGGCTAACACATAGTCGGCGTCGATAACATCTGTCGAACTAGTGGGGAAAGCAAAACCTAAGGCTGAGTGCTGGGCTCCCAAGAGGTTTCCTAATGGGCCATACCTTGTTGCTTGAATGGTGGTCGATCCCGATGAAAAATCGTCCACTACAAATTGGCCAGCAGCATTAGAGGAACTTACTATTTCAAAGTCCCAATTTAATGCGAGAGTATCGTTGCTCTTGAACTCAATATTCGAAGTTCGGACATCTTGGAAAAGGTAGGGGCTCATCGACGGATATTTTGTACCATAATTTTGAATATCCATGGCATGCGTCGAAATACCTTCTAACGTGATATCATCCATCCAATACCTACAGAAGCCAATTCTTACATCTGTTTTAGTAAGGGCGCTTCCTGTAAAGTTTGTTCGGTGCGCGCCGACATAAACACGCCTTGACTCAGTTAAGAAGCTATATCCAACCTGGGCCGGGTCGATTGTACCAGTTACCAAAAAAGTACCAAGGACCGCCCCAGCATCAACATTCGAACCCTTAAACTCTACGACATACTCCCCCGAAGCGGACACGTCGGTTGAAAGAGTCGGTTCAAGTGGGTATTTCTGAGGCTTAACTGTAACGCCCAGCACCCAATTGGTGTTTTCATAGGTATCAGCAAAATACGATGATGACAAAGTTGGGAACGAACTCCCCAAACTCGTTGTTAATACAAATTTAACATCCTTTGAAAACAATTCGTCACGGACAGCATATACTTGGAAATTCGCAGTGTCTAGTGTATTCCATGTTAAGTTTGTGGGATCGGAATCCTGAAAAGGTATCGTTGTGTGTTGCCCAAATAACGAAGAAGAGAGCGCTTTATATTGTGAGTCCGAATATCCTTCATCGTAAACTTTTGGCTTTTCCGGGAAGAATACGTATGTTTCTAATGTTGTGGCATAGCCGCCAGTAAGAGCACTAGAGCCAGAAATGTAGGAAACTGTGTTTGAATTAAGACTTGATGTCTGTTGAAATACAGTCGAAGCGAAGCGCTCCGTGTTATTAAAATCAATAAACCTTTTCTTTACCGAATTTAGTTCTCGATTATTCCGAACTTGAAACTCAACATTATTTCCATAAACATTAAATTTATAAATTTCGTCATCTACGCCAAAACAACGAAGTAAATTACGAAAAGACTTTCGAGTCCCCTTCGACTTAAATATATTTACTAAATTATTGTAAATATTTTGATATATGGAGTTTTTAATATCAGTCAATGATTCTTCATATAGCTTATCTTCGCTTCGATCGGCTAGCTTTTCCAGAATGTCTGCATCTAAAAATAGTTCCGGGGCCAGGAGGCCTCGGTGTTCCAAAAGACGGTTTGCAATCGTGTTAGGTTTAGTCGAACCACTAACATATTGAATATCCTGCAAATTGCTCATACTTTCAATTTGAAGATATAAAGTATCAAAATAGCTGGACAGAACCTGTGTTAGTCTTGTTAGCTCTCCGCCATTTTCGATATCCGATTCCTGGATCCAGGATGGAAAGAACCCCAACATTCTAGATGGATTTTGAAAATCGTGAGCAGACCCCGAAAGCTTAAGTGACTCTAGCTCTGCCTGCACATCCGGGTGAAAACTGTAAATAATTGGATCTTTGAACTCGATTGCGGAGGCACTAGACTCTATAATAGCCGACCCCGTACTTCGGGCGCCGGAGGCGTAGCCCTCCCAGGCACCATTAGAAACACGACCAGAATAATCTAAAACAACAGAATCTGTAGAAGTTTTACCGGTAATCCCTTCATTAAATTTATAGTAAACCCCCAAATCTGTATTTGCAACATCAGTGTTCGTGCCGCCCCCAACCTGGGTAAACCAGTATCTTCCAATATCTTTAGAGCTTCTCTGAATTTTCCAATATCTGAACTCATCCAAAGAGGCTGACAGCTTTCCAGAGCCCGTCATATCAAGGCCAAAATAAGTATTACCAGAAACAGACGTTCGCAGGGCTCCTATATAGGCCAACATATCGCCGCCGATGGAGTCTATTCCAGTTGAGCCTAATGTGGTATTGGTTTCTAGGTCGCCGTCAATATAATATTTTGTATCAACCCCATCAGATGCAGACAGAAAACTAAAAGCATAATGATGCCATTTACCATCTGCGACGGTCCCAGTTGGGGTGGTGCCAATTGTTTGCCATTGGAATCCTGTCGTCCCCGACATGACTGTCGCGAGCCATGTCCCCCGAGATCGCGCAGCACCGGTTAACTCTATCCTAAGGCGCCCATAATCTGCGGAACTTGAAAGTTCATTATTCCATAAATCAAAAATTACTTCTTTTTCTGTGTCGGTATTGTTGTAGGCCTCTTTTTTAAGCCAGAATTCTACAGTAACACCATTAGACAGATCAAGTTCTAGATTTGATTTTCTTTTTTCTGCAGGATCCCATATATTCGCGCCCTGGTTATGGGGGCCGCCGCCTAACCCCGGACCGCCTTCAATGGAAATATGTTCTAGATCTGAGGTTTGGGGCTTCCCGTAGCCCGCATTATCTGGCCACGCGGGAGCAGTTCCGTGGGTACCCCAGCCCCCATATGAAAAGTTTATATAACCATGTGTTCGGGGATATTTATCTTCAAAGAGATAAATGTCTAAATAGGAGCCACTGTTTTTCCACTCTATTTGCTCATATAGAGAGCCGTCATAAGGATAAGACGAATAGATATAAGAAAAAGAATCCTCATAATATTTTTCAGCAGATCCATACTTTGCAAAGTTCTTGGGCTCCGAATAATCTATCCTTGGGATAAATCTTTTCTCATCAACAATATCGGCTAGATGATACCGAGCAGACTCAACCACTCCGCCGATCTGTTCTGCGCTTTTGTCGGCTACCGTCTTCGTTACAGTAACGTCCTGGAATAAGCCCTTTAAACTCATGTCTTACTAATTATTCTTCAACTCTAAATTTGAAGGTAGAAGGTTGTTCGACCCAGGTAGAAATTGAATCATTATAATAGGAAAGTTTAATTTCGTACATATACCCATCTTCTAACATCGACATATCAAAATCAAAATAGTTGCCACTTACATCGTGCGACAAATAAGTACTATAATCTGACCCTGTCCCATAGGGTACAGCGCCATAACCATCAGTAGTACGTACAATAGAATAAGAAGCGCTGTCTAAAACCTCCGTTGGATTATTCGCTGTAGCTTTAACATATATTGTAGGAGACCAGTTCTTGTCTCTTATAAATAATCTAAAACGTGCAGTCTCCGATCTGGAATACTTCTTTTTCAAATTTTTAATTGAAGTAACTCTCTCAAAAGTTGGTGCGTTATTATAGGTTGGAAATTTTGTGGGATAGAGCGAGCCCGTAAAATACTCCACATTTTCGCTGTGCCAAACATCGAACATGGCCGTTAGTGGAGTAGCGGCCGCAGTTACAGCAAATGAAGCAGAATAAATGCCCGTACTAACATACCCTCCAGTAACATTAACATCAAGATCGGCAGCTACGCCACCACCGGTGGGTAGCCAAACCTTTGCACCCGTCGGGGAAGAGTTATTCGAAGAACCCGAATATATTGAGAGAAGGATTTCGCCCGTACCGATGGCGGGAATATTTACCAAGCGGCCGCGGATATAATTATAATAGTATAAAGTATTAAGATTATCTGCGGCGGGAGCTAGCGAACTAGAATAGTAAAAATCTCCGCGATCATCAATAATCCGAGAATCCCAGCGGGCCTCTAGAGTGGGTCGCTTAAAGAAATATTGGGAAGAGCGAGCAGAGAATCTCTTGGTATAATAGGTGTCCTCGGATCCGCCGGGGTTATGGATAAGGCTGCCATTATCTAGCCCCGTTGAACTTGAATAGAGAGCCTCTTCGCTTCCTGTTAGTCTTATCCCAAAGCCGTTGTTGGTCCTCGTGCCATCTATCCACTGTTCTACCATCGGGGTAACATCGACCTCTAGATCCTCATAGCCCAACGAGAAGCTAGCAGTATAGTGGGGGTCGCCAGAGGCAGTATGATAGTCTCCTCCTACTTTGGACCACGCGTTGCTAGCGCTCGCGTTAATCCAATTAGAGTTTCCCAGGTCAGTATACTCGTCCATGTCTAGGCCGGTTCCTTCCACCCAAGAGCGAGAAACTGCATGCACGGTGAGCGTAAAATCCTGTGGTAACGTGAACGCAGTCGCGACATTAAATAATTTAAGGTAAAAGGAAACACTCCCAGATGCCGGGAGGGTCCCGGCGTCCCTGTCGGTTGATATGCTACTAATGGGGAATTCTACTAAAGTCCGCGCTAGCTCTTGACTACGACCATTAGTCGATGAAGAAGTCTGGCCATATATAGAGTAAACCTCCAGAGAGTCTGCATAGCCCATATTGGACCCGGTACCTCTAGTCGAAAGAGTATAATCATAACCATTCGTAATTATATTATCTTTAGTGGCGCCATATCTCTTAATTGCCATTATGTAACGCTCCCCACCACATCAGAAGATGGATACTTAAGTTCAAATATACTATTAGTCTCTGCGTTTAGTTGACGCCCATCGTTGGATAAATTTGCATCAAAATCAAAACTAGTTCGTGAATAATTACCGCCTTGTTTTTGTAATAATTTTACATCCAATACATCGATTACCCCGGGCGTTCTTTGTAGTGTTTTATAAATGTCACCAACTGAAAGAGCCTCTCCAATATCAAATTGTCTTCCTAAATAAAAATTCTTTAATCGCTGGGTAGCCAAAGCCACAACTTCGAAACGATTCACCTCAGAATCAGCAACAACAGTAAAGTTTATACCAAAATTGACTACTTTTGCATCCAATACATCTATGGTATCATTAATCATTTTATAATTGGATAGCCATACCTTTAGATTTTCTTTAATTGTTCGAGTTGTAGGAATCAAATAGCCGCGCGCATTAGCAGTAATAACATACATATTAAGATTTCTTTTGAATGAATCAAAATCTCTCTCAAACGAGCATCGTTTTACGGCGCCAAAACTCGAAGGCATCCCGTATACAAGTGCTTTATAGTCTTCAATTGTTACGGCTCGGTTTTGGGCCGCATAAAAGCTATATACTCGTTGTTTAATTTCTGTAGCTGTGGGGATACTAACGTCTCCAACAATTGGATTCTCATTAGAAACTTCTAAAGATCTCCTTACCGAACTGACGACGTCTTGATTTAGAACTTGTCTATTGGTAAACTTTAATAATGGAACTGATATTTTATTTAAGGCGCCTGTTCCTATGTTGACATCTGAGGAGTCATTAACCCTATACGTTATAGTAAGGTTAGTGTTCGATGGCCCAACCCCAAATTTATCGGTGTCCGTAATATTTGTCGGATCAAAATCCTTTTGTGTTATATAATCTCTTCCGTGTCTATTCAATATAATTTTACTAGGGTCAGCCACCGATTCGTTTGTTAGTTCGAGCTCGGAACCATATCCAAACTGTAAATACGCCTCGCCGATAGTCTTTTCAACCGTAAACCTTCTGGTAACAGGAATAGCTTTTATAATTGAAGGTACGGAATCTTTATCAGCATTGGTATTTTTAATAGATTTAAAAACAATTTCCTGCGACAAATGTTCAACTTCATAATAACGGTGGCCCTCAGAATCTACAACATTAAGTACTGCTGTTGGCCTCGGATTATCCAGTCGTACTTTTCTAAACTTCAAAAAACCCCCAACAGACACGACCTGGCGCTCGGTGCGGCCTGAGATAACTCTTCCCACGGCTTTTATGGCATAATGTGTGGGGGCTCCTGTTGCGGCATTAATTTGATTGACAATTATTTGATTTGTAGTGGCAGCAAAATTAACATCTTCGAACAACGTAAATAATTGACCCCCTGAAGCCGTGAATGTTGAGCCGGCACGTAAAAGAGGAATATACCTCTCATCTGGGCCTCCAAGGGAGTCTGCGGGAATGGAAACATAAAATTGCGCTTCACCCATTGAAGAAAACGCAGTATTATACTTATATCCGAGCTGTCGCGCAATTTTTACTACGTTATCATATTCAGTGGCAGTATCTAAAAAGGTTTCATTTACTTGATAATCCAAGTAGAAAGATAATACGTCTCCAATATACGATACCGTATCCAGCATAAGCGAACCGAAGCCCGCCGTATTAAAATCTTTATATGAATCTGCGTAGTATCTTTTTACGTAATCCAGCAAATTTTGTCTAATCGAGTCAAAGTCTCGGCCAGAATAATCAATAATTTTCAGCTTTTTTATACTATTAGTTGCTGTTTTTTGCGCCATAGTCCATTATCCTATAAGTTATTTGTGGTAGTGCCAATCCCAACAGTAGCGGGCCCGCTTCTAGGGATTGAAAAATTTACACTAACATTCAAAAGCAGCCCATCATCTGGTTCGGTGACTCCTAAATTAAAGTTAATTGAATTTATACTAAGAAAACTCATATATTTTTCTACTTGATCCTGAATTCTCCTTGCAATCTCCCCCTTTAGAAATTGTGTATTTTGTTCGAACAAATAGTGTTTTAACCCTACACCAAAATTTGCATCCATTATTCTTTCACCAGGAGAAGTTAAAAGTAGATTCTTAAAGTTTTGTACTGCAACTTGCCTTAGAGTAACGTTTATTGCATAAGCGCCAAGCTTATCGTTTATTAATAATGGAAATTTTGGTGAATATCCAATCATGGTGTACCCCGTTAATTGTAATTAGTCTCCTCAGTCAATTACTCTTCCTCATTTGGTGGCCACGTTGCAGCTTCTTCTCGACAATCGGTTTCGAGATCGGGAAGCTCTGGCCAATCGCCTAATCTTAAAAGCAAATATATCATCCCGATTGGAGTAAGGGGGGGCAGCGCAAAAGTATAAGGAAGGGATCCCAATAAATCTAAGCCCTTTACAGAAACTTGTGGCTTGAGAACCTCAGGGAAGTCGCCGCCAGTGAGTGGATCCACAGCAGGAAACGCTTGATCAATTTTTGCTTGAATTGCAGCCATGACCCCTTCGAGGGTCATCGGAAGATTAGCGGGGATGGGGGGGATGGCCTGGGCGAGTTCTTCTTCAGTTGGATTCTCATTACAAGCTCCATCTACGCCGCCGCCGAATCCCAGTTCTTGGCCGGCCGCTAGCCCAGAAGCAAGACCCATAGCCATATTTGCTATACTTTGGGCCTGCTCCATTCCTTGAAAAACTTGGCCAGTTGTATCTTTAATGAATTTAGCTAAAATAACATGTGGTTCTATCATTTCTGCAATCCCCTTAATAAGGTGTTTTGGGGTCTCATCCAGCATCTTATTTATAAAGGACTGCCCCATGTTAGCAAACGGTGTTAGGGCAGAGCTTATGCCGCTCTGGACTTGTGCCTGGAGGGCACTCTGGTCGCAGGCCGACGTCGCCGTATAGTCATCACCAGCAAACGCAGCTTGAATAGCCAGGAGCAAGCTATGCTTTGTATCTGCAAAAATCTCCTCATTTTGGAAAAGAGTATAGTAGTTCTTTATCTCCCCCGTAATATAAAGATATTGAAGGATTTTTCCAACATCTACGACCTCACCAGGGCCGAAAAGCTGTTGAGTTTGAGCTGCAAGCATTCTTGCAACTTCTAACTTAACGCTCGGTTGTTCTGGAATGTCCGTAAAGGCCGGTTCTTCGCCTGGCAAGGAGGTCTGAATCCAGGACGCCGGCTTTGTCTCATTAAATATAAAATCAACATATCTAGAAAACCCATTAACAGTACCATTTTGCATAACAAAATCTTGGAACTTTTGTGAAAAAAGATTATCTGTTATCGGTCTAGAAGCTTTTTTATTAGTCGCCATGTTGGCGAAGTACTTCCCAGACTCACCCATAGGGCCATACATATAATAAGATTTATATTGTTTCATTATATTTTCATGATGTTGTACTCCGGAGGTTCCGAAGAGTTCGACTATGTCGTTCATTTCATTTATGGTCTCTAGCTTTGGAGTTATATAAGAAAGCCTCATGCCCATCTCAATAGAAGGAAATATACTTGAAAAAATCGCGGCGAGGCCAGTGAACTCAGGGGGAGGAGTGGAATCGGGCAAGTGCTCCTCGACGGTGGGGCTTAGGCTGCCGGTGCCTGACGGTGAACCTGCACTGCTTAAGTCCATTGTGTTGGCATGAAATTCCGCTATTCCATCAAATAAATCTTCTTGTGTTCTATACGTGTCAAATAGTGTCATCATAATCTCAAAATTCTCTCGATACTCGTCAGCTGAGCCCCCGGAGGCCATGGAGTTCTCGAAGTCGAGGAAAGGAGCATAAAACGTTTTGCTTGAGGTCTCTGAAGCTCGGAGAAAATTACTGTTCGTCGTTTCGTCCATTTGGTCTCTTGACTTGAGAACCAAATATAAATATATGCTGCTGTAAGGTACGTCATCCTGTTGGTAATCATCATGAGTTCGGGCTTCATTGGTCATGTTCCACCAATTTTTTTCTAGACGAACAACTATCATAAAACTTTCTGATTCAAATAGGGCCATGCCGAAGCCGGTCTCGCCTCGGGCGAGGTCGTTCTGAAAAGCGTCTTCCAGGATGTCCGTCGAATGCCGGGGGGCAGCCGTGCCCAACAGTACGCCGCCGAGCGAATCGCCCGTGGGCGAGCCGTCGTGGGGGCCGGGGCCGTGCTGCGCCCTTTTATTTATTAATCCTTGAATGGCCATGCTCTTAAAAATTCCGAAGGCCTCCGGCGCATAGGCGTAGCCGTGATTCGCGACCCACGAGGGCGTAGGCCAGTTGTACAGGTAGTCGTCTTCCTCGCCGGGCGTGGATCCATACCCGCCGGCGGGTATGGGGTTCCAACGAAACTTACCATTTGCGAAGGTCGATCGGGGTGAGCGTAGTTCTCTTATAGGCGGGTTGCCCCGCTCCCTCCAGATGGTTTCCCAGTCGTCGCCATACTTGCAGCGGACGCGCCACATGCGGTCGTCCGGGACATCAGACAAGAAAGCAGGCCGATTGCCTCTTTGAATATCTCTAACCCATCCTCGAATGAGAGCATAATCTGACAGCTTGTAAGGATCGCTTCCATCGTCCCCTAGGCCCCACTCAGAGCCCGCCGGACTGAGTTGGATATATAAATTTTTAGTATCATGATCATTGAGGCTGCCGAAATTATAGTTGTCCTGGCACGGGGTCTTCGCGGCCTCATCATTGGCATTCTGGTTGGTGCTGTTGTGAGAGAACACGTTGCGGTCGATTTGGTAGGCGGTATTTCCTCGAAGGGCAAACGGAATCGGAAAGACGCCGCCGCGTTGCAATTGCATTGCATCAAATAAAATTTTAAAGGCCGACTTAAAAAAGTCGAAGCTGATATAATACTTCATTGTCGAGGAGGGATCTTCCACATCAGCATATGACATCGCTACGAGCCCCTCCTGACGCTCCATTATGGTGCCGAATTGAGCTAGCTGGTCGCCTAGAGAGCCTAGAAGAGTGCCTTCTATGTTTGTAAGAAACTCTTGATACGCGGGCGCATTATATTCAACAAGCATATATTTTTCAGCTACAAGTCCACCATAATTCATTATAGAATTCATTTCATAACGTCGTTCCTCCCTGGTGGATCCGCCGCTAAAATATCCAAGCTGTTCAAACCAAGTCGTCGGCGGGTGATCCATCGCGCTGCGGACTGTTCTTACCTGGACGGTGCTATCATTCTCGTGGGTCAAAGTATCAAATTCCGCCGTGCGGGGCAGGCCTGCGCTTTCGCGGAACTCCTGATCAAACACTGGTATTTCAACGTGAGGAATTCCATGTAAAAGATAGTTTTCTATCACATTCGTTCCCTCCACCTTGAAATACTCTTTTATAGTGTTTTGCGTTCCCAGTAGTCGCTTTTCAAAAAGATAACGAATAGCAACCTTTTGCATAGACTCATTATCAAGGTGCACCTTAGATGCATCAAAAGCTTTGAGTTGTGTTTCAAGAGGAGGGGTGGAGGTTTGAGGATTTTCCGGGGGAGTGTACTCGCCTGTAAGTGGATTGATGAAGCCGGCCGTTTGGAATACGGGTATTATCAATCCATTATTTACAATAAGATCTTCAATTTCTTGTGACGGGCCACTAATTGGATATCCTGTACTATTGAAACCCACCGGATCTCTATCAATAAGTTTTCTCACCGCCAGGGCTGCACCTTTTCTAACAATTGATGGAATGCGCGCATAGTCTGATATCAAATAAGCCGAGGTGTCTCGGCCAGTAGATGCTTGTGAAAAAAGTTCATTCACAATCTCGGAAGCGTCTGTCAGGAAATCAGCACCAAACTCATTAATAACAAAAATATTTTTAAGCATTAAGTCCACGACCAAAACCTGCAAATATGCACTAACTAAGGCTAAAATGCCCGCGTCTCGGACTGGGCCCAGTTCTGTTTGTCTATCTGTGCAAGAATTGTCGACAAACTCTTGTAACGCCTCTCTCTTAATCTGGTTGGCATCAAAAAGATCGGCATCCGCCTGGCGCCCGTCGTGACAAAATTTAGGGAACAAACTCAAAGCACTCATTGCTTTGGCATCAAAAAGTTCTGAATTGCCTATCTGATAGGCAAACATATTAATTAGCGAAAAATAAACAGCCGGATATGCTTTTCGAATAAAATAAGTATCTAAATTAGGAGAGGAATCAAAAAGCGTTGCCGCGGCGCTCGTCATTGTTGAACCAAATTCTTTGGCTTCTTGTTGACGATAATAAGCTATCGTAGAAGCATTTTCTTCCAGCCCGGGGAAGAGATCGAGCTGGTTAGGAAGCGAGAGCAAAGCATCTATCTCAGCATTTGGCGTTCCCACCACGTCATCAAAAATATGAATTCGATCCGGGTTGGGGGTGATGTCGAATTGCCCTCTGCGCGCATCTAGACTATAGACAATCGATTTCCCATAATCGTCATATAGGCCGGCAGGTTTAGCGACAAGTGGGAGAGGAATATTAGTTAAAAACGAATAACGCTTCGAAGCTTCCCAGCTGTCCAGTTCATCGCCGACGTTTGGGCCGGGCTCAAATAGTTTACTTGTCACGAAATTGTCTTCAATATTCTGATAAAATCGTCGAGTTTCGGGAGCTACGGCATATACCACAGACGCCTGGAGATCTGCTAATCTTTGCTCCATGGGACGATCAGCAAGAGCTTTAAGCCTCGCTCCAAGTCGTCCAAATTCACTATCTTCCCCAAAATTCTCGATCACCTGTTCGGGTATAAGATCTTTTAGAAACTTCTTGCCGCCTCCGGTATCGGAAGGATTATCTCTAGGAGGATTGAGAGATCCCGACAATACCCTAATTTCGTCCAGCCGGGCTTGGTTGGCTTCATTGTATGGATCCGGCTTCATTATGATTGCTTTATAATTTCCCAAGTCAGTAATAAAAAACTGTTGCGACGGCTGCAGAATTGAATCGATTAATGTTGTGACAGCATAATTATAAGATGCCACGTCGGCCATCGCAGGGACGATGCCCCCCCCACAAGACATATCTGGTGTCAAGTCCGCCACTTCATTTAACAAATTAAGTATTTCTTGGAACGCCGGATTCTCTGCTAACTGGTCTTCAATTTCGCAAGGGTCGATGGCAGTAAGATTAGGCTGCACATTATAAACGCCCTCGCAATAGCTAGGATCCAAAAAACTTCCCAAGCATATAAAAAACTCTCTAACTGTATCGTCGTCCGGCAAAGCAGCTGCAGCGGCAGACAACTCAGGATATGCCAAAACACTTCTAATAATCTGTAAGACATCGTTTGAAGGATAGCCATTGACCAAATCACAGGTCTCTTTATCTGTTATTTGGTTTGCCAAGAAGTTAAGAAACATCTCGGCCTCCGAAATTGTTAAATTATAATCATTATAACAATTTCTAGCGCCGCCCGGAGGGGCTATCGGGCTTAAAAAGTTATCAATAGCATCCTGTAACGGCCGTGTGGACTCGTCGGGATGGTCATCTTTAAGACAAAGTTCTCTAATTATATCAGCAATGGCTTCGATGATTCCGAAAAGTGCGCTCATAGCTGCGCGCTTTAAGCCTTCCTCTATTTCAGCCAGCATCTCCTTGTTAATCTTAATAATCGGAAATTTTAATTCAATCGCTGGGAATTTCAATAGAAGACGAGGAGGTGTCGGGTCAAACGGGTCTATGCCAGGAATAAATGCAGGCATCTCGCCTCTATATCCTATTTTGAATAACAAACACTCTAAGGCGGCCTCAATAAGAGAAGTAATTCTATATTTACCCAAAAATTCAGAAACCTTGTTCATTTCTTCGCCGGCATTCTGAATATCTTTTGTGATATCGCCTAATCGTTGCTGCAACGATTTTTCAGCTTTTTCATCTTTTTTACGTGCTTCCTGGAAGCCTCTCCAGATAATATTGACGTCTGAAAAATAATTATTCAGATCTTGTTGAAGTAGCGCGGTGGTGCCCAAGGGGCCGGCGTCCCCATCAGCGGTGGCGGCCCGGGCCTCACTCACAACGTCGGGAGTCTTCGGGCGCCCAAAATGATTTACCACAATCTGTGGCATAAACTGCTTCGCAAATTGAGTCCAATTAATTTGACTCCTGCGTACCATAAAAATATTCGTCATTTGGGAAACCAGCTGGTTAACCATCGTATTCTTTCCGGCTGGCAGCTCATCAAAATAATAGGAAAGGCCTTTGGTGGGCATTACCACCATTTTTGGAGTTTTTTGTGAGGAGCCCAAAGGCATGTACACCCCGGCCATCCCCGACTCGGCTTCGATTGCTTCGGGGGGACTTGGACTACCGGGCTTTAGATTTAGCCTTACATATACTACTTTAAAATCTTCATTAAATCCTAAATTTACTGTTTGATATTTTTTAAGGTCATAACCATTAAATGAAATAAAGTTTTCTAAGTTATCAAAGAAAGCTTTTACTTTACTTGAAAGACCAAGAAAATTAATACGAGGAGTAATGGATCCATTAAAATATTGTAGTTGCTGTTGATATATCTTGAATGCCGTGTCTATGTGCGCAAGAAAAGGCTTTATTTGATCTACTTGAATGTTTTCAAGGCCTCCGGGTGCTACCTCGGACTGGTTGATTTCAGGGGGCGCCAAGTCCCGTATAAGTTCGGGATTTTCCATTTGCTCTTTAGGAAGAGCCAAAAGTACAATCGGATTTACTAATGCCCTCTTGGGAAAATATATATTCTTTATTTGTAGGGTTAGGGGCGGGGGCACCGGGTCGAGTGAGGCACGGTACTCTGCAGACGTCTGCCGTTTACCATAATAGGACAATATAGAATTTAAAGCAGATGTTTGTAGTTCAGAGTCCACATATTCAGAGGCCGAGGCAGCGTTTTCGGGATCGGCGAGACCTCGCTCTATAATAGGAGAGTATACATTAAGATAATAGTTATCATCATCTTTATAAGGTCTATTGACCTTTCTCGCATACCAATTTCTTTTTGTCAAAGTAGTCATTTTTAGTTATTATGGTTCAACGCACTTAGTATATATTTTTCCGCTATTGGATTAAAATATGAATTTTTAGACATTGTTTTATTGATCCCCGAGAAAAGAAGAGAAGTTTCCGTCTCCGCGGTCAACTGAAATGTTGCTTTTATTCCTTCGAATATCAAATTAATTGACGGGGCCCCCACCAGCCCGAAGAAAGGAGAATGGTGATTGTGCGATATAATCTTGTCGTTGAAGCCTCTTTGATATTTTAGAAAAGAAGTAACTGCTTCTCTAAGATCATCTACATCGCTCTGCATCTCGGTAAGCGCTCCTACTAAGTTTTCTCCTAGCACCATCTTTTGAAGACCCTGATCGTCGCCCCCGGCTATTAGATCAATCCCGGGAGTTTTCAATATTTTATGAGTTTGTGAATTTCGGTTATCCACTCCCGTTACTAATTTCATCCCGCCATCTCGTGCTACCATGCGAACCGCGTCTGCCTTTAATACGGCAGACGACAGTCCCGTAACGGTTCCCACTTTTCCTTTGGGCAATAAAAGATTATCATCAGGGTCGGATTTTTGACTAAGCGTGAAGCGTGCGGCGTCGATAACATAACTGGGATCACTATACAAAGGGCCAGAACCATGACTCCTTTCATAGCCTCCCATGTTGCCGGCACAAATATCTACAGCGCCCGCGCCTGTGACGCCTTTACCGCCGTAACCAGTGGCCCTGCCTGATGGTCTATCAACACCTAAACAAATAGTGGCATTTGTCTCGCCCTGCAAAAGTTTTTCAGCAGGAGCTATATTTCTTAAAGGAGGTGGCTTCAAAGTTGGTGCGCAACCAACACCGGCATAATCATAGAAACTTCTAAGACCCAGGCCTTCTTTTGGGTTTCGTGGATTGCGAATGTCAACAGAAGGAGGCTCTACTTTAGGAAGAACGTACTTAAGATATTTTTTAGATGACATGTTTATCTTGTTGCTCCTGCGTTGGTGCTGGATTTAAGGCCGCCTAGGGGGGCGCCTAGTTGTACCAGCCTATTGGCCCACTCTTTATAAGAAGACCCTATAAAGTGCACACCATCAGTTTTCATCGGTAAGCCTTCAGTATAAGGCACCGTATCGTGCCAAGTCACCCCCGACATGTTGCCGAGAATCTCCTGCTGCCAATTGCGAACGTTTTGGCGCAAGCTATCATAGGGGGTACCGTTTGAGCCAATTTTGGTGGCTTTGGAGGGGCCGAACCAAATAATTGCTTTAACCCCATATGATTGAATAGTTGATACCCATTTTTGAATAGTTTGAGCATATCTAGTTTGTTTCTCAGTTGAATTACCGGAGCCCACCCAATACGAATCGTTGCCTCCCAGTTCGACTATAACAAAGCCCGGACGGGCAGCTGCCAATGCTTTTTGGGCGATGCCGGCAGGGTTCTCAATATCCCAATGTTCCTTCCCGCTTATAAGCCCCTTGCCATATTTCGCTTCCACCTTCAATTCAACACCCTTCTCCTTAAGTTCTTTAGGTAAATGTCCTCCGAGTGTGCTTCCCCCGTCTGATTGACTGTCTCCAAATAAAAGACCGACATCGTGGCTGCCCGGGGGCAACCGGAAGAAGGCGCCGGGGGCGCCGCCAGCGAAGGCGCCCAGCGCGCCCGGAAAAGAGGCGGAGCCGGTTGGACAAACATCAATACAGGCAGGCGCGCCTGGCAAATTAATAGTACCGCCTTGTAGGGAGCCCGGATCAAAAGTGACATTTACCTTTGTCCCCGGGGGGAGAACTCCCATTAGGTCGACCGCAGAATAACGAAACTTTGGGAATGCAGAAATAAGGGCTTGACTAAGAAAGTCCGTTGGATCTAAAGTTGTTGGATCCGGCAATAGAGTGGTGTGGTGGGAATTTATTATTTTGCAATAGGCAATGAGGGCGGCGCCACCGCCGGTCGACGGGGCAGCCGTGTCGCCCTCCGATCGAAGTACTATAGCCTCACAAGTATCAGACTTTCCGAAAATATGGGGTGTATTTTCAACCAGCGCGGCTTTTCGGATTATATCAAAGGTAGATTCAAATCGAGTATCAATTTGAGAAACACCAATTTGAAGCTCGTCATAACCTGTGGCTCTCCCCGTCGAATTTGTGGCGCCCAAATTTGCTAGAATATTATCAATTTCGCTGGCCATTTCTACCTCCTTACCTAATTATCTTCTAAATCAGAATTTTCAGCCTCGATGCTGCGGCCATGGGAACCATCTAGCAGCATGATGTGCTCAGCCGGGCTTCGAACAGATTTTGGTCTTGTATGCTTGTCTTCTCCGCCCATAATTTAAACTATAACGCCCCCCCTGTTGGTTATAAGAGCTCTCGCCACAGGATTTCGAAGCATCGCAGCCCGGGCCTGGCTTAATTGTTGGATAACCTCTTCTGGAGATCTACTTAGCTTCCCTGTCGCATTTGCGCCACCAACACAATATGCACTAAAGCCGCGGGGGCACCCATTTTCTCTGCCATATTGAAGAGGAAGTGACGCCCATTCTAAGGCAGCTGCTTGTCCGGCAGTGCAGACATCGTTATTGACGCCTATTAAATAGCTTCCAAGCTTCCTTCTTTTCTTTAACAACAAGTAAACTCCTAAAATTTCCTGAGTTTCTCTATTATATTTTGTGCTGAGAGGTATGCCCGTGCTGTTAACCGCAGCACGAAGGGTGACGGGAATTAATTGATATTTACCTGTTGCTAAAAACCCAACCGAGCCCTGACCGCCGGCGCCTGTTTGAGCAGCATTGGCGCCCGCCGGTTGGCGCGACCCGTCGCCTCGTTTATATCCCTTCATGTAACTCAATACCTCTCCAATTGTCATCTCGGTTAAATCTTTTCCGACAACGGCTTTTGCGCCGCCGGGAGTATCGCCGCCGACACCCCTATTAACAGCATTATAGTTTCCCCTAGATTCGTGTGCGGCAATATATTCTAAAAGTGGTTGCAACGGGGCCCTTAATGTTTTTAGTTCCTGATATGTAAACTTAGGGACACGCGTGGATCCTTTAGCTCCCGAAGGGCCACTACATCCTCCCGGGGACAGACCAGGAGGGAAAGCGCCCGGGGCAAATGCCCCAAAAGCGCCAGGAAAGCCGGCGGAGCCACCAGGGCAATCCATACAGGGAGGCGCCATTGGTAAATTAATAACACCGCCTTGTAAGGACCCCGGATCAAAAGTAACGCTAACAACTGTTCCTGGTGGTATTACCCCCATCAAATTAGGAGCAGAATAGCGAAACTTTGGGAATGCAGAAATAAGCGCTTGACTAAGAAAGTCCGTTGGATCTAAGGTTTGTGGGTCTGGTAATAGGGTGGTGTGGTCGGAATTTATCGTTTTGCAGTAGGCAATGAGATTAGCTCCCATAGGAGCCATCGCGCCCGCAGAAGCCTCTGGCTGGGCGCTGGGCGACGATGGAACAAGGGACGGAGCAGGAGGCGATCGCAAATCTGGCTCCGAACGAAGCACAATGGCTTCAACCGTGTCGGAATTTCCGAAAATATTAGGTGTACTTTTATTAAATGCAAAGTTTTTAATTATATCAAAAGTAGATTCAAATCGGGTATCTATTGCAGAGTGTCCTATGCCCAATATCGAGCCAGCATCTGGAGCGTTCATGTCAACTTCAGCTAATAATACTTGAACAGCGGTGGGCGTTTTTACCATATAGTTAAACCGTCCGGCGGCTCGGGACATGGATGTCTGGCCTTGATGCACGTCGCTGTTGAGAGAGCGGCTGCTGGTCCCACTTCGCGAGAATCATTGTAGGAGGATAAAAATCTGCAGGGTGTAGCGTCGCCGCACCTTTCTTGATTCTTTCTGTGGATATATCCCAATGAAGATGTGCTGCTTGAGAGGCGCCGGTATTTCCTACATATCCCACAAGTTGTCCTTTTTTAATCGGCTGGCCTTTTTGTATATGACTTGGCATATCCATGTGAACATAACGAATATAATACCCTTCAAGGGTTTTGTACTGAAACATGTTGCCGCCGGTACTAGGTCGATTGCCGCGGCAAATGCCTGGATTATCAACTACTACGCCGTCTTGAATGGCATAAAGAGGTGTCCCCGTGTGTGCGCTGATATCGACGCCGCCGTGCCTTTTCCCCGAGCTTCGATTATATCCCGAAGCTGCAGCCAGGGTGGTGGAAGTGCCCCTTCCTTCGGATGGTTTTATCGGCAAAATAAAATTGCTTACAGGATTTACCGTCCATGTACTGTGCTCCCAGTTATTTTGATGAAGTTGTTTGCCGGTTTGAGTATCTGAACCGTTTATCCGGCCGACTCCCGCACTACTATTAGAGGGATCCTGACCTACACTTGGACACGCGCCGACGTTTGTCACGCTCCCAAGAAATGCGGGATTGGTAAAGTGGTTTGGAAGGCCCGGGAGAGGACCCATGGGTCCAGGGGCCATGGGTCCATGGGCCGAGGCGCCAGAGGCAGCTAGGCCAACTACTTTCTTTAGGAGCCCGGTCGACAGGGAGCCGGGGTCAAAAACAACGCGAACTCGAAGGCCGGCTGGGATTACCCCCCAGACCCTGGACGAATAACGAAATTTTGGAAATGCAGAGATAAGAGACTGACTACGAAAATCAGGCGGATCTAAAGTTTCCGGATCCGGCAATAGGGTGGTATGGCGGCCGCTTATTACCCTACAATACGCAACTGAATCTAAACCCCCGGGCGGGGGTGGTGCGCCCATCGTCGCTGAAGGCGAAGACGGCTCGGAGCGAAGTACAATGGCCTCTACAGCATCAGAATTTCCCAGAATATTAGGCGTCTTTTCGGCTAGAGCGGCTTTTCGGATTATATCAAAGGTAGATTCAAATCGAGTATCAATTTGGTTTTCTCCAATTTGAAGTTCACTATAATCTCGGCTAGGCCCCGTCGAATTTACAACGCCCAAATTTGCTAGAATATTATCAATTTCATTACTCATTGTTCTGGTCTTCGTTTAGGAGATCGAATAATTCTTCTTTATCATCGGCTGACAGACCGAACTGTTGAGATTTCTGCCGCTGCATTAAAGCTGTCAACTTAACCATTTGCTCGTTTGAGCGTTGAAGATTCTCTACAAATTTGGCCGCAATTGATCCCATTTCTCTACGATCTGCCGGTGACAGCTTCATATCTGACATAACATCCATTAAAAGAGATTTCGCCAGGGCTCTATCCTCACGAATATTTGTAGTTGTTTCTTCTATATAATCTTCTAATTTTAGATTTTGCCGCTTTCCCATTTTTGTTTAAAAACCTTATATTTTTTTCTTAGCTTATTTAGATTATTGACGACCTGTTTAGTATTGAGGCCCGTGATCTCCCGCAAGTATAAGTAAATAGCTTTTTTGTTAAAAATTTCAATTTCGTCTGCTGAATCTAGAAGAATACGAACAGCCATCAAAACCTTTCGTTCGTTTTCTTTCAACATAAAAGAATTCCAGGTTTCTATTTCCGAATTAAGTGCTTTCCAAAATTCAGCTTCTTCTCGAAGTTCAGAATATGTAGGCTCCTGAGATATCACTTTTTCGTCGAGTTCATTTAACATATCCTCCAAATAAACTTCAACTTTGTTTCGTTTTTGGTTTTTCTTAACTTTGTGAATAAACCAATTTTTAGTTACAACAGAAAAATATGAAAATGCTTTGGACCCCTTAGAAGGGTCATATTTGTTTAAAATTGTTGTGAGCCAGATTTTACAGTCGTCTCTTAAGTAGGCAATATTCGGTAGGTTAGTAAACCTATAAGTATAGATTATTTTATCAACCATCTGGTCAAACGCAGGTTGTATAAATTCAATATACAACTTTGTTCGCAATTCTTTATCTTCAGTGCGTGCGTATTTTACTATTGCATCTTCATGAACCTTTGTAAAATAATGATTTTTAGTGCTTTTCTTGCGCTTCTTCTTCGGCGGCATTAAGTTCTTCCTCTAGTTCTGCGTCTATTGAATATTCAAAAATACTCCTAAAATCCTCTATTTCTTCATTTACCTCTTTTATTTTATAAATGAGCTCTTCAATTATAGGCTCTCCATTAAAAGAATTCATACTAAACAAGGATTTTGTAAAAACTTGAAACGCTTTTGTTATAAGAAACAAGTCAGCCATATTCTGAGATATGAAAATAAACTTTCTCAGCAATCTGGCTACGTACCAAAATAATAGTATATTACTTATTATTGATATTGTTAGTATTATATAGATCAGCATCACCTACCTTCATCAAGTTCTTTTTTTTGTTGTTGTAGTTCCCCGCGCGCCTCTTGTATAAACTCTTCAGTTGTCTCACCAACTTTAAGTTTATTATGGTGTTTTGGGGAGGTAGTAAAACTAGACAGCATCTTAACGAGGCCGTTTGAGGCGGCACACTTAGGACACTCCTTTTCTAGTTCATTAGATAAATGAAAAATTATTGACAATTCTTCACATTCTGTACACCGATAAGTATACCGGGGCATACTAACGGACTTTTTCTAAAACATTCAGACGTTCATGAATACTTTGTAGATGCTTTTCTAATTCTCTTGCTTGCAGCCTAACCGCATCTCTCACTATACTCGCTACAAGGTCTCTAACAGCCAGTTCGCCCATTACCTGGGGCGCTGGGGTGCTTTTCTCTTTGCGTTTTGTCATAGCCATTTTTATTCTTCCTCCTCTTCTATGGTAAATGGTGGGGTCACTCCTTCAAGTGATACAACCGGCGGATTAATCACGACTAGGTGTCGTTGCGGCGACTCCGATTCCGGGGCCTCGACTTGAAAATCCATTTCCATTAAAACTGGAACAATATCACTTTGTTCCATTAATGATTTCTGCAGTGCCATCATCAGGGCGCCAATTGCTTGATTTGATAACTTCATTTTTTCTCCTTATTGGTCTTTTGAAATTGCTCTTCCTATGAGTAGTTCCCAGTCTTTTGCGGGCCTTACCTCAAGGTTTTTATTCCAAGCGCCTTCCATAACGCTTGTCGAAATCCCTAACATATTAGCATAATACATCAGGGCATTTAAGTCTTTGGGGAAACAGGAGCCCCCAAAGCCCCTTTTGCCGTCTGGGCCCGGAGTAGAAAAATGAGTCTTTCCGATTCTGCCATCGTATAAGGCATATTCTACTACTTTATCGTAATCAACATCCGTTTCATCACAAATTTGTTTAAACTCATTAGCAAAGCTTACTTTGGTGGCCAAAAAACAATTAGTAAAATACTTAACGGCCTCAGCCGTGTTTGAGCCGGTTTTAACTATCGTCGCCTCTTGAAAGACTTTTCGAAACATGTTTTTAACAAGCGTGGTTGCTGGGCGCGGGCCGCCTATAATAATCCTATTTTGATTTCTAAAATCATCGATATAATTAGCTTCAGTCAAAAACTCTGGGTTAAAAACTACATCTATATTTTTACATTCGTTATTCAGTCTTGCCGTGGTGCCTATAATGACTGTTGATTTTATTATCACCACACTATTAAGAGCCAGCTGATTAATCTTATATACCGTGTCTTCCAAAATGGACAGGTCACATGAACCGTCTTTTTTCATGGGCGTTGGCAAGCACGTAAATACTATTTGTGCCTTTCTGCATAACTCCTCTAAACTATTGCAAGTTGAGCGATCGGCAAAATACTTGTCATATGTTTCTATATTATAGTATTTTTTCATTCCCTCGCGAATAGCAGTCCCAACAAAACCCTGACCTACAATACCAATTGTTTTATTATTTTTCAAAATTAAAACACCCATCAATACCGTCTGCTATAGAGGTCTGCGCCTTCCAGCCACAATTTTTAAGTGGTTCTGTATCTGCCAACGTAGTTGCTACTTCGCCGGGTCTAGGACCGATATAGTTAAATCTTACGTCATGATACCTCTTAACAATATTTTTAATTTCATTAAGAGAGATATTTTGACCAGTGCCCACATCAAAAACTTTTCCGTCAAATCGCTCAGCATGTTCCATACAATGAATGTTGGCTAATACTACATCCTCCACATGCACCATGTCGCGGCGCTGCTCCCCGTCGCCGGTAATAAACGGGATGTTGCCTTCGCGCAAGGTATGCATCCAATTAGCTATAGCTGTCGCATACGGACCGTCGGCCGGCTGATCTTCTGAATATACATTAAAGTATCTTAAACATACTGTATCTAATCCGTAAACCTCAGAGTAGATCCCGCACTCTTTTTCTGTTATTAATTTATGCAAGGCATAAGGATTAGTAGGCCCGGTACCATTCCCTACCACCGATGATGAAGAAGAATAGACTACCCTTTTAACAGACGCCATCTTGTTGGCAAAGTTTAACAAAACAGTGCCCCCCATAACATTGTTTCGCATAGTTTCGACCGGGTTTTCTAGACTGAATCCAATTCTAGGCCAACATGCTAAATGAAAGATATATTCTGGTTCAAAAGCAGTATAGTAAGGGTGAAAATTACCATCGTTATCTTCTTTGAGATAAGATATGATGTCTTTTGAAATTTTATCTTCCAAATCAATCCCCGCAACTTCATGGCCAAGATCCTGCAATTTTTTAAATAATCTGGACCCTATATAACCTTTGTGTCCGGTTACCAAGCATCTAGCCATCAGTGGCCTTCGTCGAAATGCGACCTCTCCACATTTCGATTGTTTTATCAAGCCCACTATCTAGGTCAGTTTCCGGACCCCAATTTAAAATTCTTCGGGCCTTTTCTGCTGTGGAATTAAGATAATAAATCTCTCCTGCTCGGGGGGGCTTCGTCCCCCACATAATCTTGCCCTTCCAGTTGAGCTTCTCTCCGATTACGTCCGCAAGTTCTTTTATCTGAATTGCGTTGTCCGGACCAGTGCAAAAGATCTCGCCTTTTGCCAAATCAACATTTTTAAGTACAGTGGTGTATAGGTTGATTAAATCATCAATAAATAAAAAGTTCCTATACGGCTGTCTATAACCTAAGCTAATTTCGTCCGGGTTATTGAGCATCTGTGTGATAATCTGTTCTACAACAAAAAAGTCGTTATCCCATCTCCCATATGTGTTGGTTTGTCGAAGGGCTGTGAACGGAAAGTCATAGGAGCGTTCCGCATATCTCAAATAGTACTCACACCCAATCTTGGCCACAGCGTAGGGAGCATTGGGATATTGTTTAGTGTCTTCGTCAAACGCAACCCATTCAGATTTTGGCACCGCACCATACGTTTCCATGGTGGAAGAGAAAACAAATAACTCTAAATTAGACAAATTCTTGGATTTTTCAATAAGGTTGACCGTTCCATCGTAGTTAACTGTTTGGAAATGAATGGGATCATAAAAGCTTTTTTCAACCTCGGTACGTGCGGCGAGATGAATAATAAAGTGCGGATTAATCTCTTCCAAATATTTTCCAATTAAATCAAAGTCCGTTAGGGAGCCGGCCCAGGCGGTATATTCAAACCCAAGATCTCTGTCGGGATCTTTTTCCACCAGACCATGGATTTCATAATCTCCCTCTTCAATTAATTTCTTGGAAAGGTATTTTCCAATAAATCCACTAATGCCTGTTATAAAAATTTTCTTCATTTTATCTCCTTTTAAATTCTGGCTATTGCCTATTATAAAAATTTTCTTCTCTACTCTCAAAAAAAGAGTTGGAATTTATAGCTTTATCACAAATAAATAAATCGTAGTCTGGTTTGCCTAAGCAGCAGTCGGTGTACTTTGCGCCCCAATCCTTTAGTTGTTGGTGGGTAAGCTTCGTCCAGTCGATACCCGTTTTGGCGCCTCGTGCGGTCCAATAGACAACGGTATGTCCCGCGTCGTATAGGTCGTTAATCTTTTTGATATTCTCAAGAATAGGAAGCGCTAAGGGATATTCCCTAAGGTCCTCGTAGTGACAAATTGTTTCATCTATATCAACATAAATTATCATTAATCGCCCTTCTTAATCCGGTAGCTATCCGAATCAAAATGTTGTGTTGAAAACTCAAACAACTCCGTATCTTCAAGTGCCTCCATTTGGTGGCGCAATCCGCGAGCTACATGAAAGTTGTCGCCCGGGACGAGTACGATCGAGTCGGCCGAATTCCAATCGTCACGGTTCGAGTATCTCACCCTAATGCGACCAGACTGTACGTAAAAAACTTCATCTTTCAACCTATGATAGTGCCACGAACAACGCTTTCCTTTCACAAAGTATAACAGCTTTCCACAATATTCTTCACAATTTATAATCCATTTTTCAAAACCCCATCCTTTGGGTACAAAGGAAATATTATCCGTCTGACGCACTCTTTCCTCCCTCAAAATAACGTAATTTCTCGGCTATGGGAATCTCATGCTGAAGGAATTCTTTTTGTCCGGTGCCAAGCGTATTAGTAACTTGTCGCGATTCACGAATTAGTGTTTGTAGGGCTTCGCATTCGATAGACGCCGACTGATCTGAGCCATACATAGTTTTGTCCAGAGTGATGTGGCGCTCTAAAGCAGTCGCTCCAACAGCTACAGCCAATAGCGAAGGCAATATGCCTGCTTCGTGACCGCTATATCCCACAGGAATGTTGTATTGAATCTGTAGGTTTTTGACAAGGTTGATATTGCAATCTTCGTCTTTGCACGGGTAGGTCGAAACACAATGAAAGAGGGTAACAGGACACGTAGCTGTGCAGAAAATTGCTAACGCCTTCTCAATATCTTCGCTGGTAGACATCCCAGTGGAAATAAAAGTGTGTTTGCCTTCTTCAGCAATTATCCTGAGTAATTCAAGATGAGTAAGCATCGCGGAAGCCACCTTGTTGAAGGGCAGATCGTACCCGCGCAAGAAATACTGACTCTGGGTATCCCAAGCGGATGCGCTCCATAAGATGCCCTTTTTCTTGCAATATCGATCAATTTCATCATATTCGGCTTTGCCAAACTCCAGCCCTTCTTTCTGATCCCTTTGAGTGGTTCCCCATGGGCTCTGACGTGCCGATGCAAGGTATTCTTGGGTGTAAACGGTATCGATTTCCCTCTTCTGGAATTTAACCGCGTTGCAGCCGCTCTCAACGGCCATGTCTATTAATTGCTTACATATCTCTATATCGCCATTATGATTAATACCGATTTCGGCAATAAAAAACGGCAAGTTTAAAGTATCTTTATAGGGGCTAAAAGTCATCTTTTTTCCATTTCTCAAAATGTTCTGGTTCATCAATGTCTATCTTTCTTTCTATTGAAAAATATAGTGTGTCGTTATTATAAAGATTTTTGTTTAATTTGTCGATCTCTGATACTTTGCAGATAGTCACATAATGAAGCACAAAGAAACACTTTGGGTAATCTTGTCTTCTGTACATATCGTGTCTTATAATCTGTCTGCCGGTGTTGCCCGGTTCCTCATATAGACACAAATATGGATGTTTGTCTACTTTGCTTTTACAAAGCACGCTTTTAGCACCGTTATCCTTATAAAAATCAAACACTTTTTCTACATCCTTAAATCTTCTCTCCGGGAAGGTTAAGTATAGCATTATTACAACATCGTTTTCAGACATGCACAAATATTCTTTTACATGATCCAGTGCGTCTCTTGTGCTTGCTTCAGCTGTGGCCAAAATTTCAGGCCGGTCGATAACAATAAATCCAAAAGCGGATGCCTCTTTTTTTAAAACATCGTCGTCTGTTGTTACTACCGTTCTTTTTCTTAGGTATTCAGGTATCTGTAAAGCAGTGTATTCAAAAAGTAGCCTATTTTTATTTGGAAATCCAACGGAGCCTTGGCGTGCGGGGATGACGATCCATAAATTATCTTTGTTATCTTTAATCGCACTCATATAACATATACCATTATTTATCCTTTTTCTATAATATAACACACTTTAGGCTGTTTGTCGACTTTTTTATTAACTTAGTTATAATTTTATAAAATTACAATTATGTAAACCACTATTATATGACGAATAAGTATAAAATGTAAATCGCACATCTGAAAACTCTTTACACACCCTGGTCATCCCGCTCTTAAGCCTATCTTGGGTAGGCTTCGTATTTTCAGTAGTCCAATTTTGCGGCGCATTTAAATAGTATCCTGTTTCGTAAAAATCTGCTCCTAGCACGGTAACTTCCTCACATCCTTTGGTAATTGCTGCATCTATTATTGCAACGGGCAAAGAATTAGATACTTCTAGATCAACAATGTGGTTCCTTAACAAAGACGGGTATGGCTTAACCTCTATATCAAGCCCTTGTCTCATAAACTTTGTTGTGTCCGCCTTGTCATCGACCCAATGAGAACTACCTGGTATGTGAGGGCACCGTGCTACGCGGCATTCATGTATAGATAAATTTTTCAACAAAAAACTATCAACTCCTGTGATGCATATATTAACTTGTTGTATTATTTTTGCATTCTTATTGGCTTGAAAAAAAGATAATAGTTCGGCGTCCTGACGTATAAAAATATTAAAATCGTTTATCAAATATATATAATCAAATTTTTTGTCTTTAAGCTTTTTATAGTATTTTAGAGATTCGCCTCTACCGCATATAAGGACTTTCATTAGCTTTTTTTTCCTCTCGAAGGCCCTTCATTATGTAGTGTACTCGGAGCATACGTCCAGCCAGGGAGCTGGGGATTATAAAGTCCCTTTTCTTTTAGCCCCAGAACTCGAAGAGGATACTCAAACATCGTGCCAGTAAATAATGCTATTGTTTCAATATCGCCCCAACGATGCTTGTAGGCGCCGCCGTAATCATTAACAAAATTCATCCAGTCTTCATAACCGGCATTCAAGAGCATCTTAATATTATAAATATTCAAGTTACCACAACTAACTTCTACTGTCTGTGGGAATGTTAGCTCTGTGCTACGCGTCATGGCGGCCTCTCTTAGAATATTGTTTTTGATACTTTCGGGCTTAATATTTTTAATATTTAAATATGCCAAATAAAATTTCCATAGATTTTCAGTAGTTTGCTCATGGCGCCAATGCGCGTGTCGCCAGCTATACGCAGTGGCCACAGGAACATCCTGAACGCGATCAAAGAGATCAAAATCTATTTTCTCCTTAAACCACGAGTCGTCATCAATCCTCATCAAATAATCGTATTTCTCTAAATCTTTAATTAAACAGCCCTTTTCACCATATTTGTGGAAATTATTAACAAAATGTTCCATGTGCAAGTATCCAATTCTTGCCGGTGGAAATGAAGTACGAACATATTTCAAATATTTGCGATTATAGAATAACGTCTCTTCGGGTATATGTTCGGGAACTTCGTAATCAATTTGATGAAAAGAAATCTTCGGTGAAATAGTGCTTGTAATATTATTAATAAATTCTTGACTATAGATGTTGTCGAAATAATGTACATATACGGGATAATCATACTCATTATTCCAGTTTGAATATAAAAATTCTAAAGATTTTTTAAGCATAGAGGTTCGAGATGATAACAAATAAATTGCTGCGTTATGTTTGCCTTTACTCATCTGTTTTTTTCTCCAAATTTTCTGTAATACCTGATATCACCCTCTGGGCTCTTTCCTGCCATGTGTGGTGTTTGAGAGTGTGTGCCTGAGCATTTCGTATGATTTGTACGCGCTTGTCTTCGTTTGCAAGATAATACCGAAGTTTATCTTCTAGCTCTTCCAGGGTTTCAAACATAACACAGTGTTCGTCTTCACTAAAGAGACCTTCATATCCTCTATCAAATCGATTACACATCAAAAGAGTTCTTCCGGCTGCCATTACTTCATAATATCTCGGCCCCACTAAATCGCCGGGTCCAGTTGTGCTAAGCCATATTTTAGATCGGCTAATGCGCCTAGCATAGCTTTCCAGAGTATCGCGGCGATGGGCAGAAAACGAAAAATTAATATCTTCCCATTCTCTGCTGCGCTCCTCGATCTTTTGACGCCAATTGTTTGTTTGCTCCGGGCGCACTATTCCAGTAAACCCAAAGTCGCAATCATATTCTTCTCCATAATCTTTAAAGATATTCGGATTGACGGCAAACGGTAATTGATAGAATGGAATACCTGTAGTTTTTTCATATTCTTGATAATCATGATGAACTGTAAATGCGCATATAGGATTTAAATCTTTTATCCAATCAAGCTTCTTATCTAAGGCGGCATATTCTTTGTTTAGAATTACGGCTGTGGGGATTCCACTCTCGCGCAGACCATCTATAACGTTGGGATAATCATAAGAACAGTCGGTCCAGCCGAAACCAAATAAAAATACTTCTGGTACAAAGTTGGTGGCTCTAATGTATGTGGCCAGGTCTCGGACGTGTAAGTTCAGTTTTTGTTTTGGAGACCAATTAGAATATTGATATGTTTGTGCCTCATTTCCAACAGCTTTCATGATTTCATTATAATATGAAAAAGTATCAGTATGTTGTCTTTCAATATATAATATTTTCATGGAAATCTTCCTCGAACAACGACTTGGTGATTTGGATTATTGCTGGCCGTCTTGCCAACTGAGTATACAAAATATGATGGCACCTTATCTAGAATCATTGCAATGTCATTATAACACCCAAATCTTTGATCATAGTCGTCAAAAATCCAAATAGGAGTCCTCTCGTCGGATTGTAGTTCTTTCAAGTTCAAAACGTCTCTTATTACGGCACCTCGCTCATGAGATCCGTCGACGTAAAATAAATCAATCTTTACATTTTCTTCGCGAAGCTTAGCAGTTAATTTAGCGCTATCGCCATGTACGAAGGTGCACACATCGGAATATTTTTGGGCGTATGATTTATCGTACTTATCTTCTACATCGCAACTCCAGACATGGCCAGATTCGCCGCGGCAATACTCCCCAAAACTAAAAAACTGCCAGCCTTCTGCTGTTCCCACTTCCAATATGTTTTTGGCGCCATATTTGTGAGCTATCTGGGTTAAATAATAGCCACGTTTCGAGAGCCTCTCAAAAACAGCCTCTCTCTGTGCAGGCGGAAGATTGTTTCTTTCTGCTTTTCGTATTTGTGTTGGCAGATTAACCTCATCCCAAATTCGCTGGTAGTCGCGGGGTACCTCTATCTCCGACAGGTGAGTATCTAATATGTCTTTCAGCATTTTATGAGCTCAGGTTCTTTCTCAAAACAAGTTCGTGATTCATGGCCGCAAAATTAGCAGCAATTGGGCCGCAAGAAACAACCGTACAGTTATCAAACAGAGGCACCACATCATCAAGGAGACTGTTGATTTCAACCTCTGTATATTTATCTTGTGAAACATTTAGTTGAAATTGCATGATTATAACTCCGTCTGGAGATAACACTCTCTCTATCTCGCTACATTTTTTCTCTGGATGTAAAGAATGATCAAATACATTAGAAAAAACGCAGTCAAATGAGTTATTTTCAAACTCAAGGTTGTGCATATCGCCATGAATAACGTGAGGAGCACATGGAATTAAATCAATCCCCACAGCATGATATCCCAAATCTTTGAGGGCCACCACCTCTTGTCCTGTACGGGCGCCGACGCACAGGACATTCCGACATTCTTTAAGTAACTCTTCTTTTTCGATAAAGATCTTTTTAAATCCATCTAGTTTTATATCCCATTCTTTACCGAGCCACTTTTCCCTACGATAGGGGTCTGTCGTTTTGGCAGCCTGATGAAGAAGATAGTCTTTGTAAGTTTTATAATTGTTAAGTTTTTTCATCAAATTTACTACATATTTTTTTAATTGCAACTTCTCTCATTTCGACGATAACCGACCATAAATTTCAAAATCCTTTTCATAAATTTTTTCAATTATTTTAAGTTGATGTGTTGAAATCTCAATATTCTTTCGGTTTACGCTGGCACCAAGATGCGGGATGTGGAGATCACAGTCAAATTTCTCCTTAAAGACTAAAGACATTTCATCAAGTTTATCCAACTTAAATAAATTAATATTATGATTATCATTAAAATAAAAGTTTTGAGGGACTATATGTGGGAGGGCCCAGCGCGATTTTTGTCCGCTTAAGGAGCGCCGGGCATAATCTTTCCACCACAAATCTGGTGACCAGCGATCGTTGCCGCCACCCCAAGAAAGTCGGTAAATAGCCTCTACGAATTTATCAAATTTGAGGGTTTCTTCCCAGCCCGGGGATGGGATCCCATTTAAATAATAGTAGGCAGACACCAGCCTATCAACTGGCTCTCTCACAGCTGCAAAAGCATACCATTTTTTAGATGTTTCTGGAAAATCGCGCAGAGCCTGATAATACGTGCAGTGGCCCGAGCCAAGTCCCCAGGGGTGACGACCAGCAGAAGCTTCGGAAGGTTCAAAATGTTTCTTTAGAGCAGAAGAAATAGATTTACCAGCATTCTTTGCAATATGAATGAAACATATTTCTTCATTTTTATCTACAAAGGACATTCCTTCCCCTCTCTACTTTAACAAATTCATTTGTTAATAACTCCAACAATGTTTCTGAATCATTTGAACTGATTCGCTTGCTTGCCTATTTTTTATTTCTCTAGTGAGACCATTGTCTCCCTCAAACTCCCGATGGTGATACATCATCGCCTCTGGATTAAATTGATACTTAAACCCCTGATGAGCCAAGCGAGCTACAAACTCCTGTCCGCAACCGCCATACCCCTCAAACCTTTCCGAAAACATGCCACAACCAATCCAGTCCTTGCGCAGCATGCATGCGTTGTTTTCTACAATCCTTTCGGTTATAGGTTGTGGCTTTTTGATTCCATATTTTAAAAGTGTCTTTTTCATCTTAGGGTGCAAGGAATCCTTTGGATCGTGAGAGTTACGATAACCGCCAGTTAATACTTTCGGCATGACGCTAGATTTGTGTGCTGCCACAAAACCCCCCACAGGAAAACTATCATCATCTAATATTACAATAATAGGCTTTGTAGTCTCTATTATACCCATGTTTCTTGCTTTTGCTAAGCAATATTTATCTTTTATTTCGGTATCAACCCATTTAATTGAGAATGGCGCATCGTAGCCTGCTAGCATTTCCTTCGTATCATCGGTCGAGCCGTCAATGGCTACGACAATCTCAAAATCCATGTCTGTCTGCTTCTTAAACTGATCAAGATTTTGTCTTAGAACTTCGCTTCTGTTGAACGTGGTTATTACTACCGATAGAGACATTACAAATATCTCTTTCTAAATGGTGTTGAATGAGGCAACGAAAGCCGCTGCTCGATGGTGGTGGCATAATAGTCTGATTTTAAATGATATATAAGTGAAGTGCTGTCGGGAAAAGTTGCTGATATTGTTTGCTCGGGTAACTCTTGGGCTACGATAGTTTCTTCATCAATAGTTTTGGAAAGCGCGGGGCTTTCGCAATGTTTCATTTCGGTGGTATCCTGTAATAATTCAACATTCTTAATCCATTTCGATAAAAAGTCCTTAGATTTTTCAACGTTTATGGCGCCAAAAAAAGAACCAATATATTTCGAAAACCCTTCTCGATTTCGCGAACAAACAACTATGTCTGCTTTCTCATCTATTAAATCGTCAAAAGATGAAGCAAATATACAATCGGAATCAATCATCAGGGTAGGAAGTCCTCTTTCTTCTAGCGACTCGAGTAAATATTTTGTTTTAGAGTAAGTGTTATCTTTCCACCCTTTGTCATGTATTTCATTAGATCGGTAATTGGCGCCGGTCGGAACAATCTCAACTTTTGGAAAATAATTGTAGTATTCTATTGTACTCTGGGAGAGTCCTGTATCATGCACTAATATTTTATCAACTTGTTGAAGGTCTACGTTTTCAAATAATGAATTTAAAAAGAGCTTCCCAAAATCGGCATACCCCTCATTTACTACAGTTAATATGTTGTGCCTCACAAAAGAATGCTTTCTAGTTTCAAACAGGCCTTATCACGCATATCTCTCACTTCTTTAATCAAAGCATTTCCGTTTAAATGAAACCAGTCTTCGTGAGCAACACCGATCAAATTCTTCTGCGACATAAAATTACAATTAAGCATTTTAGCTTCCACAGCTATACGCGGCGTTGGCTCTGGGTGTCCGGTTTGGAATACTAACGCCTGATATGGCGCCAGGATCTTCAAAAAATCATGATGATTGTCCGCCTTTATTAAATCAAAGTTAATCTGCGCCTTCTCGCAGTATGAGACAGTCTCCTTCGTTTTTTTTATTTTGTTATCTGATTGAATAACAGCATATTTTCCATTTTTCGGGCTATTGTTAAGTGACTTCATTAGTTCTAGATCCGAATCCTCCCACATACTGCAATTGATGTTATCAATGTTTGAAAGACCCAGATTATCATCAAATATCTTTTTGTGAAATTTACTTAAGCAAATTATCTTTTCTGCATTTTGATAAAAGGAAAAATTATATTTATGACTTTTATCTGGAGCCAAAAAATTTGGGTAAACGATCGGGTTTCTATTTTTTAGAAACTTATAATCATGTTCATATATCACATATTTGCAGTATTTTGCCAACAAAGCTTTACAAACATTTTTTAGTGCTACAAAATTACTTATAAACCACGCTTTATCGGTGTTTTGAAGAATGTACTCGGGCGTAACATTATATGTATTTACTTCATCATAGAGAAGACCCCTGCTTTTGAAGTAATTAATTACAACTGCGTCATGCAGTTCGCCTCCCCCAAGATGCTGATGAACAAAGAAATCTTGTAAAAAGATTACTTGGCTCACAGCGATTCCATTTCCTCGATCTTTTTAAGCCACTCAACTACTTCTTCGTCGGGCTCCTTATGAACACATGCTACAAATTTCTCTAACATAACGTCCTCAGAAAAGTTCTGATGTATCGTCTTTTGAAGAAGTTTGGCGCGAGAGCGATAGTGTTTCTGTTTCTCTATGGCCTCACGCAGCGCTCGTTTGTAGGAGGCTTCTTTGGCATATGCCCACATAGAGTCTTTTTGGATAACCCCTTCCCAAACCGCCTCTTTTTGCACAGGCGAAATATCATAGTCAACACGAATAACGTGTGGCACTTGTTTACCTTTCTTATTGCTCCTGCAAAGAAAGTCTAGTTGGCCTCCCCACGTGATAGTTATGACTGGCAGCCCATTATAAGCGGCCTCAAATAAAGGCAGTCCATATCCTTCTCCATGAGCAATATTGATTAGAGCCTGTATTGTAGGGTGCTGATAGAGCCACCCCAGCTGGCCTTCAGTCAGTTCTCCGTGAATTAAGTAGACCTTACATTTTCGATCACCGGTGGTGCTTAACAAAGCTTCGAGGCGATTTACGGTTTGTACACGATCAATAATTGAATCAGAAGCGGTATTAGCTTTTATAATAAGTCCAGCATCCTCGTCGTCTGCAAACTCTTGTACAAACCATTTTATGGTATTATCTAAGTTTTTTCGGGGGCCCCACTGAGAAATGGTCAAAAAATTCTTACTTGTTGTTAAGTTAATATCGACGGCTTCAGCCTCAGCCAGTCGCACAGGATAACCAACAGCTTCGACTGGTACTTGCAGCCCCCACCCTGTAACCTGTTCCCCGGTCTGTTTGTTTGTGGCATCATATTTGGTGTTTTCAAAAACCGTCTTTGAGTGCTGCGATACTGTAATTATCTTATCAACTACCGCATTTGATTTTTCAATCCACTGGGGGGCCACTTTCGTAGTCTCGATCCCAGCCGTATACCCAATATTGATTGGAGCAATTTTTTCAAACTCGGGAGGAATCGTAACTTGTAAAGATAGATCGAATTGGCCGCCCTGGGAAGCATAGTGACTCGTTTTGGTCATAACTTCGTGGATCCACTGTTGCATTTCTCCATTTTCGACAATTTGACCCGTACCTCCCCACGGGGTGTTAATAACATAAATATCGAATAAATCTTCGCGAGACTTTAGTGCTCGCAATGCAAACCTAGTTTGTTCTCCATAACCCGAGCGGGAGAGCGCGGGCCCTTTAACAAGAATTTTTTGTAACATTAGAACGTCCTCACTTCATAGGGCGTATAGCCAGTTCTGCTATCCCAAGATCCCTTTTCGGTATTAATCTTTTCAAATAATTCATCCCATGCTTCCACAAAATTCTCAAAATTAAAATTCTTCTCCACCCAGTCTCTGCACTTAAGACCCCACTCACGGCGGCCGTCAGAACCTATCTCATACATCTGCTCCAAGGCAACTATGAAATCATTTTTATTTAATCGATCCTCATAAATATATGGAACCTGTTGAGAACCAATAATAGCTTTAGATGCCGGCTCAATACCAATACCATACCAATTTTTACCATCCGTAACTTGATCTTGGAGGCCTCCGGTCATCGTCACAATTACCGGGGTGCCACTAGAAAGTGACTCAAGAGCCGATAGGCCGAAGCCTTCGGCGTCCGAAAGGTTTATAGTAACGTCGGCCATATTATACAACATAGCTAGGCTGGTCGGATCAATCTTCTCTCGAGAAAAAAGAATCTCCCCGTTTGTAAGCCCAAGTTCGTGTATGATGGCTTCTAAATCTTGACCATGAGGATCTTTTACGTCGGTGTGCATAATGAGTGTGGCCTTGTCGTGCCCGACTTTGTCCAAAAATTCTTTGAACCACCAAATTAGTGTTCCCGATTGCTTTCTTCGTGCATTCCGACTGTTCCAAAAGCAAACAAATTTATCAGCCAGACCTTTCTGAGCTTTAAATCCTTTTACTACTTCTTCTTCTAGGGGCTTAAAAATATTAGGCTTTACAGCATGTGGAATATAAGAA